TTTTTGTAATCTTATCAGAAATAATGAAAAGTTGATCACTTGAACTGTTCAATGTGTTCAGATTTTAAAGGGGGTATAAAAACCCATTTTTAAAGACCCCATGAGAATTTGATTTTGGACATTCAAATGCATGTCCAATTTTGATTTCCTCGATGGAATCTTTTTGGGAGAACTGAATATGGTAAGGACGAATAATAATTTTGAAATACATATTTTTCAAATATTTTGTAAACTGATCAGAAACTTTGAAAAACTGAACAGTTGAACATTGAATGTGTTCAGTTTTCCAAAATAATTTAGGAACAATATTTATAATGTCCAAACATCGAGCCTTTAAATTCTCAATTAAAAAATACGAATCCGACGAAATCAAACAAATATGCGAAAGTAAATATGACTATTTATTGATATGTAAGAAACCCGATAACACCCTACAAGGATTGATACGATTTTCTTCTCCGAAATCATTTAAAACCGCAAACAAAATATTAATGAAAAATGCCGAAGTAGAGGCATCCACTAAAATCGACAATAAATACAAAGAAGAGTTTTTAACCAATTCAACAATATTTTTTGAAGCAGGAACCCCGGCAAAAAACAATAAAAGTCTCCTCCAAATAATAGAGGAAAAGGAAAAAATCATAAACAGTTTTGTAGAAAGTCAAAGCGCACTTTTTCTTCAGCACAAGGAACAAATGGAAGAACTCGTGCGAACCGTAAATACATTACGCGACAATGACACTGAACAACTCAAACAAATCACCGATATATGCCTTGCCATCGCAAAAAACAGTCCGTCAATTACAAACAACATCAACAACACGATGAATAATAAATTTAATATCACAATTTTCCTCAACGAACAATGTAAGAACGCCGTCAATCTCATTGATTTCGTAAAAGGCATCCAAATCGAACTCCAAGACCTCCTCCTCTATAACAAACTGGGCCACGCCGAGGCCGTTTCCAAAATCTTCGACAACGCATATCAAAAACTCGACCTAACCATGCGCCCAGTCCACTGTACCGACTTGAAACGCGAAACCATCTATGTCCGCAACAAAAACGAATGGCTCAACGACGAATCCAAAGAAATGTCAGAGAAAGCAATGGACATTTTATCAAACAACAGTATTATCCAAGTTCAGCAATGGAAAGACGCGAACCCCGACTATCAGCATTCGCCCGAAAAAAACATAGAATTCTTGAAAATGGTGAAAAACATATCAGGCGGATACTCAGAATCAGAGGAACGAGACAATAAAAAGAAAATCATCCGAAACCTTTCCAAAAATACGCACTTGAATAAAGAGAAAATCGCACAGATCACGTCAACCGCATAAAATTGAACACCCATTTTACGATCCAGTCAAAAGCATATTATAATAATTATTTCTGAAAATATAACCAATTTTAAAATGCAGCAAAACAACGACCTACACATCTACATTCCTCGTGTTGAATCTTATCACACCGAGGAGTATATTCGCAACGCCCTCGCGTATGAATTAATAATCGACAGAATCGATTTCTTTCCCCGCCAAAATGAAAAAGGACAAAAGTATAATGGCGCCTTGATATTCGTGAAAGAATGGTATGGTGCACTATTCATAGATGGAAAAAAATGCGAAATGGGCAAGTATAGCAAACTATACTTGACACTACAAAATGGACAAGAGTATAAATTCAATCATTCGCCCAAATACTTTTGGGTGTTGACAAAACACACAATTGCGCCCGAAGCAAAATCGGCGCTAACCGAAGAAGAAGAACAAAAAATAAATGAAAACACGCACGTGTATATTGTTCGCGCTGAACATAACCACAACGAAGAATATATAATGAAGGCGTTTAACGAGATAGCGATCATATCGCAGATAACCTTTGTTCCGAAGAAGAACGAGAAGGGACAAACGTATAATGGAGTGGTTTTACTTATTCGAGAATGGATAAATAAAACAAATGGGATGTTGGACACCCTGAATGAAGGTAAGGAGTATAGGCACAATCATAGTCCGAAATATCACTGGTTGATGACGAGACACAGAATTGACTGGACCCCGGAATCACTCGTCGATAAAATTATGGAAGAGACGATTGATAAAATCATCGAAACTGGTGATGTATAATGATGTATAATGATGTATAATGATGTATAATGATGTATAATGATGTATAATGATGTATAATGATGTATAATGATGTATAATGATGTATAATGATGTATAATGATCTATGTATAATGATGTATAATGATGCATAATGATGTATAATGATGTATAATGATGTATAAATGATGTATAATGTTAATTAAATAAAACCTGTTTTTTTACGGTAGTAAATTGTATTTTTTTCATTGTTAGACCATTACATAAACAAAAGGGTGTATAAAATTGATTATCGTATAGATATAAACATAAAATACAAATATAAATATAACCAACCAACCAACCCCTAAAATGAGTTCAATTAAACAAACCAAACTTACCAAGGCCGAATGGGACGCCATCGAGAGTCCCGTCCATGATGACGAAAAGGAAATTTTACAACTAATTATTGCCGGATACAACGACGTAAATATCAAGAAGAACACCAATTTGTCTATTATTGACTATTCAAAAATAGAGAAAACGCCCGAAATGGAAGTATTTATCTATTCGAAGTTCTTCAAGGAACACGTCACTAAAATACAGCAGATTTTAAAGAAAGAATCAGGCGCCCCCGTAACGATTGTCGGATATGACGTGAAAAAAACCACAATGAAACCACTAAAAAAGGCAGACAACATTCGCATAGAAAACATGGGTTCAAATATTGAAAAGAATACGAAGAACATCATGGAATACACGTTTCTCGATTTTGTGCTTAAAATGACGAATCTCGGAGACACAGATTTCTATTTATACACCCTGCTCCAACTCCGAAATGTAAATGTCTCGAATCTCAACACACACGTGATGGAGTTCGTGGATTTATGTGTCGGATACTATAGTTCCAAGTCCAAGGTCTCGGATTCCATTACGGAGGCGCACCGATTCATTGAGAAAAACCCCTATTTGTATAAGTATTCGGACAAAACATTATATGATCACCAAAAACAACTATTTGCTCTGTTTCGTAGAGCAAAACAGAAATACACGACCACCTATGTGAATGAATCCAACATGGTCTTGTATATAGCGCCAACCGGAACGGGAAAGACGCTTTCTCCGATAGGATTGTCAAATGATTACCGCATTATTTTCGTATGCGCGGCAAGACACGTGGGTCTCGCATTGGCCAAGTCTGCCGTCGCCGCACAAAAATGCGTGGCATTCGCTTTCGGATGCGAGACTGCCGCTGATATCCGCCTTCATTACTATTCGGCACTCAAATACACAATAAACAAACGCTCTGGCGGCATAGGAAAGGTGGACAACAGCGTGGGTAATAAAGTGGAAATCATGATTTGCGATGCGAAGTCCTATTTGACCGCAATGTATTATATGTTGTCTTTCAACCCGTGTTATAGTATGATAACCTATTGGGACGAACCGACGATTACAATGGACTATGATGAGCACGAACTCCACGAAGTCATACACCAAAACTGGTCGGAAAACAAGATCCCGAACATCGTGTTTTCATCGGCGACGCTTCCCGACCGCGACGAAATCCAACCTGTGCTAAATGATTTCCGAATCAAGTTTGAGAATCCAAAGATAAACCAAATCAGCAGTTATGATTGTAAAAAATCGATTTCGCTTATCAATAAGAATGGATATTGTATTTGCCCGCATCTCATGCATACCGATTATGCGAAAATGATGGAATGTGTTTTATATTGCGAACAGAATCGCACATTGTTTCGCTACTTTGACCTAAAGGAAGTCGTGCGTTTTATTGTGTATTTGAAGAAGAAAAACAAAATACCGGAAGCATATGAAGCAAACGAATATTTTGAAGGCAGTTTGAAAAACATTACCATGAATAGTATCAAGATGTATTACTTAGAATTGATAAAGCATATTGAATACGATTGGTCAAAGATATGCGAAGAAATGAGGTCTTCGCAAAAGCGAAATTTCGCAAGAAATGAAAACGCACTGAAAGCACTGGAAAATGTGAAAAAGTCGTCGAGTGTAGATGGGCGTTTGGACAACCGATTTGCGAAACCGGGTGAAACCATTTTCAGGACGGCAAGTGTGGCGCCGACACCGACACCGCCCTCACCCGCGAAATCATATTTGGTAAAAGCGCGAGAGGCGTCGGTAACGTCGGGCGGTATGCTATTAACAACCGTTGATGCGCACACATTAACGGATGGACCCACGATTTATTTGGCGGAAGACGTTGAAAAGATCGGCAACTTTTATATCCAACAATCGAATATCCCCAAAACGGTATACAACGATATTATTGACAAAATCACGGAAAACAATTCCCTGTTGTCCGAGATTGCGTTATTGGAGAATGCATTTGAAGATGTATTGGCGAAAGAGATGAAGAATGAGAAAAAGATAATGAGCGAGAATTTCGAGAATAATCCGGAATTGGAGAGGATGAATCACAAAATTAAACAATTGAAGCAGGGACTGAAAATGATAACCATGGAATCATTGTTTATACCAAATACGACTCAGCATCAAGAAATGTGGGTTTCGCCTGACAAATCGCACACGGTGGAGAATGCGTATTGTCCGTCTATTGATACGACAACTGTCCAGGAAATTATGGAACTGTCGATTGCCCCCGGATTGAAGATTCTATTGTTGCTTGGAATTGGGTCGTTCGCGGCATACGAAAATACGGATTATGTAGAGATCGTGAAACGTCTTGCGGTAGAGAAGCGATTGTTTATAATTATTGCGTCGTCAGATTATGTGTATGGAACCAACTATCAGTTCTGTCACGGGATAATCGGACGGGATTTGATAAAGATGACTCCTCAGAAAACCATCCAATCGCTGGGTCGTATTGGGCGAGGAAATATTCAGCAAGAATATACAGCGCGGTTTCGAGATGATGCAATTATTGAGAATTTGTTCCAAAACATGGGCGAAAATATGGAGGCGAAGATAATGAATAAACTATTCGTCACGGATGCTGATGATGAATAGATTTTAAAAAGAGAGAGAATAAAAATTTTATATCGCGTTGTTTTTTATGTTTATCGTGTGTTCATAAAAAACTCACGACTTGAATCGTGCTGTTTGTAATCACGATCGATTTTGGTGGGCAAATCAAGTGGTGTGACCAAACTACTAATATCCTCACGGTATTTGATGTATCCGACTGCTTCGTTAAACACGTTTTGAACGGCGTAATTCAACACTAGACGATTCAGTTTCTCGATTTGCTCGCGGATATGATGAGGGTAATGTTCGGCATATTGCATATAAATACTGCGCATGATGATCTTGAGCGTGTCGGGGTTCTGTGGCAAGACGGTGAAATCCCCCTTGGACATAGCATAGACACCGGCGCGAATCCCGTTTTGTAGGATTTGGATATTTTCGGCGGAGAAAAATGCTCTGGACAATACATTTTCTTCCCATTCGCCGGCGATGGCGCCGCGATACTCAGTTGCCTTGTTTTTAACGGCGACGCGTTCGGCAAATTTGAACTGGACGTCAGGATTGGGGGTGTCCATCAGATTCACGCGACCGTTGTATTTTGCTAAATTCAAGATTTTGTTATTGTAGGCATTTTGTAAGTCGGTAATTTTAGATGGCGCCGACATAGAGTTGGCGATCTGTGATTTAAAGTCGGTGACCTGTGATTTAAAGTCGGTGATTTTAGACATTTTGTTTTTAAATTACTATAATACAATAAAGAAAGAAAATAATATACCTTGTGTATATACAAATGGATAGTTTCTATTTCATAATTTTAGCAATAGCAATTTTGATTTTGATTTTGGTGTTGTCGGTGATTGGATGGATGATGACGAAAAACGTTGAATCGCAAAAGTTTCCGGGAATCACCACAACTTGTCCCGATTACTGGACAATAAACGAGACCGGTAAATGTGTAAGACCCACTGGCGCAAACGATCGAAACCGTGGAAAATCTGAATTAGATGCCGCGATGTCAGACCAATCAAAAACACCAGGTGGAACAGCAACTTCATTTGACCCGAATGATGCAGGATGGAGTGCGTCGGGAGACCCAATTTGCACAAAGAAGAAATGGGCGCAAACATATGGCGTGAATTGGGATACAGTTACGAACTCAAGCATTACTTGTTAAAGATATCCACCTCTGGTGGATATAGACCGAAAAGATATCCACCTCTGGTGGATATAGACCGAAAAGATATCCACCTCTGGTGGATATAGACCGAAAAGACATCAACCTTTGGTGGATGTAGACCGACAAAAGGTAACCTAAACCACACGTAAATCTCACTCGAATAAAATGTTGAAAACTATATATTATGGAAAGTAGCGACATAGCTGCCCCCAGTTTAGTAGAACCTGGCATGAAATCATTTATCGAAACCACGCTGAAACAATGCCACGACTACAAGATGAAAACATATACATTTTTCTTAAATTTAGCAGTTCTTGTTGTTTTTATTGCTGTTTTCGGAGGATTCCTCTATTATCGATATAAAAACAAACCCACTCCCTACGAACTTCGTCAAAAGATGATGAGAGACCAGCAAATAATAATGTCCAAGATTAATTCTTACCAAGATGATAGGAAGCGCTCAACCTACACAAATATGACCGGAATGCCGTTTGTAGATACGGACTATTATACGAGCAAATTGGATCGGTAAAAATGATAAAGTATATACAATATATACACTTCATCATTCAAAATGGACGACCAAGAACGATTCGAACAAACCATACAATCTGAACCGGCAAGTAAAACAGAGTATATCATTTATGAACCGCTTGCAGGAAATATCAACCTCTCGATTTTTGACAGAGAAGGTCGCAAAATCACCAGTCTCAGATTTGCACAGGGTGGTATAACCGGCATCACAAATGCTCCCGATAGTCTCAAGTTGCTTCATATCGACGAAAACGAAATGACCGAGTTGCCGGTTCGCGAAATGCGCAGTTTAGCCGAAATGTCATGTAGCAAAAACAAAATCAATAAAACGGACGGACTACAACGCCTGACAAATCTGCGCACATTGATAATCAACGAAAATGAACTGACCAAGTTAGAGGATTTGCCGCCGGGACTAGAACACCTCGAGGTGAATGGCAACCCACACCTCCAACAAATCAGTTTGAAAGGCGCCCAGAAATTGAAATATTTGAGTTGCCTTCAGAATCCGCGTCTTTATGCGATTTACAATGCGCCTCTAGAGAATGAGAATTTTAATCTACTAAAAGAAGAACGCACACAATTATTATCGCACGAAGAAGACGATGAAAGTCCGACATTTAAACAAACGGACGATATCCTGTATCCCATACTCGATGAATCCATTGCGAAATATTACGAATATAAAAACAGATATGAAACCTCACGGCGGGAAAAGATACACGACATTGTGTCGGATCAGTTTGCATCTGTAAGTAAGAAGCGTCGTGACGCGAGAGCAGTCGTTACAAGATGTGTAAATTGTCGCAAAACTGGCGGGACGAAATTTTGGACAGAGAATGGTCATTTGCGAGCAATATGTGGTAATAAAACAGAACCGTGTAACTTGAATATTGATATATTTAAGGGCGTGGGGATCAGTTCATTCGAATATATGTATAATTTATTGAACGAAGAAGTAGAGGCGGACAAACGTGAAATAATCAAACTGAAAATGAACACGATTTTCAACTATATGGAGGAGAAAGATACGGCAACCAAATTCAAGAATGTGTTGAAAGACTACAAGACCACGGAATTTATAATGAATGGGTATTTAGAGAACGAGAAAACCCGGATGCTGAATCCGGATGTTCAAACTACAATAACAAAGAAGATGCTTGCCGTGCAGATGTCGCTGAGAGAGAGCAGAGAAATCATTGAAGAATATAAGAAGACGGGGGATCGACGTCTTATTCAGCAGGCGGTCGAAAAACACGCGAATGAGATCACACCCGACTTGAAGATGATTCGCGATTTGAAACATCCCGTGATGGAAATGGTGAAGCGAAAAGAAGAATACTATCTGTTTCAGTTGCCGTATAATATGACGCAGTTGTATCACTACCCGGATACGTCGGAGAAACCGCGAGTGATCAAATTCAGTAAGTAAAGAACCTCTAGATCAAATTCAGTAAGTGAAGAACCTCTAGATCAAATTCAGTAAGTGAAGAACCGAGGTATTTTATTTCCGTTCAATATGTTATTCCATCAATATATACATAATGTTGTTTTTCTCTATTTTCGTGTTGTTATACACATACGCGATTGCGACAAACACAAACGACACTCAATGCTATTTGGTCACGCAAAGAGAATCGCCCCACCAAGTATCGAAACTCCGCATCATGCAATACAACGTCGAATGGTTGTTTTTGAAAACCTACAATGGTTGCCCGGGAAGCAGTTGTTCGTGGTCAACTCTTGCCGCCGCAACCACGCACATGCAGTATGTTGCCGATGCGATCAAGACATATAATCCCGACATACTGAACCTATGCGAAGTAGAGGGGTGCTACGAATTAGGACAACTGAATGGATTACTCGGCAATTCATATACACCCTATTTGTTGTTCGGAACGGACACCTCTACAGGACAGAACGTGGGTGTTCTCACCAAATACTCGCCAAGCGCGTCGCTACAGCGATCCTCAACAACGCACACATATCCGGTGAAGGGATCGCATTGTAATTACAGCGGTTCGGGGTCGTCCGGCGTCAGCAAACACTATTACACGACGTATCAATTCAACGATTTGACCCTTCATTTTGTAGGGGCGCATTTGTTGGCGATACCAACCGAACCGTCCAGATGCGCATCCAGAGAGGCGCAGGCGTCGGTGTTACAAGAACTGATTGTTGGTCTGCTTGGGGGCATCGACCCAAAAACCGGCAAGGTCGCACAGAACGACAATGTGGGACTTATTTTAGCGGGAGATATGAACGATTTCGATGCGGAAATCATGGATTCCAACAACAATAAACCGACGTCGCTGGTGTTGGATATTTTGAAAGGTCTGGCGGGCGATTATGCGTTTTCGTATGAACTAACATCGGCGGCGGAATACGTTTCGCAGACGAACAGATACACGGACTGGTGGGATCCGAATGGTGACTGCAAATCGACGCCGAATGAGATGTCGATGATAGACCATGTGTTGATGACGCCGAATCTGAAAGACAAAGTGGCGAGCGTTATGATGCCGCATACATATACGGAGGCGTGTGGGACGTATAATTCGGACCATTATCCGATCGTAGTGGATTTAGTATTGTAAAAATATTTTACTATAATATAGAGGTTTCACATATTATGGTAAAAACAAAGAAACAAAATGCGGGAATGCGGAAACTAAGTCGATCGACAGCAAAGACGCAGACGACAGCAAAGACGCAGACGACAGCAAAGGCACATACGACAACAAAGATGCGTCCAAAGGTAATTTTGCGTCCAATAATAAATCGACGGACGACTAAAAAACATGGTGGAAATAAAAACGAGTTGGATGTAGCACTTACGAATATACAAAACAGAATTTATCCAATTGCTAGAGATGGAGATTTGGCGAATATTGATTTATTTATAGATACTGGTAAAAACCCCTTAGGTCAAAAAGAAAAAATCGAAACGACACTAACTGATTATAAAACAAAAATTGAAAAAATTACACCTAGAAATTGGATAATTGAAGAGACAATACAGAAGATAGAAGAAATTAAAAAGTCGATAGAAACAAAAGAGAGGGAGGTAATTGCCAAAAAAGCAAAGGAAGACACAGATGCGTTAAAAAAAAAGAATGAAAAAGCAAAAGCAGAAGCAGATGCGTTAAAAAAAAAGAATGAAAAAGCAAAAGCAGAAGAAGAAGCAAAACGAATAGCAGAAGAAAAGGCAAAAGCAAATCAAGCGAAAGCAGAAGAAAATGCAAAGAGAAAGGCAGATCAAGCAAAAGCAGAAGAAGCAAAAGCAGAAGAAGCAAAGAGAAAGGCAGAAGAAGCAAAGAGAAAGGCAGAAGAAGAAGCAAAGAGAAAGGTAGATCAAGCAAAGAGAAAGGCAGAAGAAGAAGCAAAGAGAAAGGTAGATCAAGCAAAACGAAAAGCAGAAGAAAAGGCAAAAGCAGAAGAAAAGACAAAAGCAGAAGAAGATAAAAGAAAAGTAGAAGAAGAAGAAGAAGAAGAGAAAAGAAAGGCAGAAGAAGCAAAACGAAAGATTGAAGAAGCAGAAGCAAAACGAAAGATTGAAGAAGCAGAAGCAAAACGAAAGATTGAAGAAGCAGAAGCAACAGCAAAATCAGAAGCAAAAGCAAAATCAGAAACAAAAGCAAAATCAGAAACAAAATCAGAAGCAGAAGAAAAAGCAAAACAAATAGCAGAAGCAGAATTAAAATCAAAATACATAGCAGAAGCACAAAGAAAGGCATACCAAGCGAAAAAAGAAGAAGAAAAAGCAAAACAAATAGCATATGAAAAAAGAATGGCAGAAGACAAAGTAAAACAAATAGCATATGAAAAAAGAATGGCAGAAGACAAAGTAAAAGAAGAAGAAGAAAAAGTAAAACAAATAGCATATGAAAAAAGAATGACAGAAGAAAAACCAAAAAGAATATCAGATTTTATGACATTTCGAAAAACAATAAAAAATGGATTATTACAAGATTTAACCGATATTGATATACAAATATTATTATCATCGAATTTAGAAAACAAATTTCATTATGTAACCAGTGGTTATTTGAATAATTATAATAAATTTAATATAAACCCTCACGATAGAAACGTTCTTGTAAAAAGAAAAATTCAACATATAGAAACTATAATACTCGTATTGGTCGGTATATTAAATAACAAATTAAAAAATAACGATTTACAAAATAAATATAAAATTGTTTTGAAAGGCGGAAAAGGACTACAGATGGCATTGAGTCATGTGAAGTGGGAAAATATACCAACCGACGATATTGATTTATTGATACTACCATTTGGTGAATATAGTAGAAATGATGTTAAAAAAATAGCAATCGACATATCCGAACTAATAAATATTTTAATAAATATAGTTTATCCATCGAATGGTGTAGAAGGAATATCTATTTTACCGGAACACCAATCATTAAATCCGAATATCGTAAAAATGAGTTATATGTATTCTAGAATGGCAAATCCAATTATAGACATTGATTTCAAAGAAGATACTGATAACTATTTTTCAAGTAAAACCCTAACCGAAACCAAAATGTATTTAAAAAACTCCGATAAAAGTCAAACCGATTTATTGTATTACCACCAAACAATTGATGCATTTGTAAAAGAAAAGAAATCAATTATGAAGAAATACAACGATTGTATATGTCCAACTGACAACGAAACCACAAAAAATGTCGTTCCTACACCGGAGTGCGAACCATTGTGTCCCAGTAAAAAATTCATTCTAGAACAAAAATTTAAAAAATATCAAGGTCTAATGGAAAACTATGAAAACCAGAAGAAATCGACACCAACAATATTACAAGCGAGTGCTTCAGAATTTGTTCCAGGTAAAAAAGAATCCAAATAAGTTTGTATCACGTATTTTTTTTCACTTAACAAAATATATTTTGTAAATGTCTCAAAACATATTTTATTATAGTAATTATTGCCAACATAGTCAAAAGGTGTATCAATTCTTGGTTCGCGCGAACCTCACTACAGAAATCAATTGTATTTGTGTTGATAAACGTGGTCGAGACACCCAAACAAATCAAATGTTTATTTTGATGCCGAATGGAGACAAGATTTTGATGCCGCCAAATATCAACTCCGTGCCGGCACTTTTGATGATGAAACAGAATTACAATGTTATTTATGGATATGATATTATTAAACATTACGAACCGAGCATTGTGAATGATAAAATGGTGGCGACAAATTTCAATGGCGAACCGGCGGGGTATAGTTTAGGAGGAAATACGATTTATGATATGGGAAAAAATATGGGGAACTCATTGGCGATGAGTTATACGGGGAAAGAGATGATAATTACACCGCCGATTGAGTCGAGTAATAATAAAATTAAAGACGCGGGGGATTCGGTGATTGCGAATATAGAGGCGATGCGCAAAGCGCAAGATTCGCAGTTGGGAATTGGTCAAGGGGCGACGAACCCTTTTTTAAAGCCACTTTAAATACTTTAAAGTGGCGACCGAAAAGCACTTAAACGTGGCGACCGAAAAGCACTTAAAAGTGGCGACCGAAAAGCAATTAAAAGTGGTGACTTAAAAGCAGTTAAAAGTGGCGACATAAAAGCAGTTAAAAGTGGCGACATAAAAGCAGTTAAAAGTGGCGACATAAAAGCAGTTAAAAGTGGCGACATAAAAGCAGTTAAAAGTGGCGACATAAAAGCAACGACTATTACAAGGTAGATTTGCCAAAGTATTTCTCAAAAACATTTAAACGTAAAAATCATATAATAATACTGTATTAATAATTATATAAATGTCCGAAATCGACCGATCAACGTTAATTCGCGCGTTCAACGACCATCTTTTCGAATTTTTAAATGACGTTTCTAAATTGCTCCCTGATAATCGCGAAATGATTACTGCAATCCGATCATTTCAAACCGTAATCACATTGAACAAATCAATCATTATAAAATGCTGGTATAAATATGTTTATGTACAATATGCCGACGTTATTGAATCTGGCAATATTAACTTTTTTTTCGAAAAGGATTACAGCGCCGATTTAACAAATATGAAGAATCCAGACAAGGTTATTGAAATCATCGATACAATCCGCAACCCGGTCAAAGAAATTTGCGATAATCCCAAAAATGCCGAATACGCAATTGAGTATATTCAAAATTTATGCCGATTGTCGGTTGCCTTTATGAATCTCACACAGTAAATAACATACATCGTGTATTTTATTTACAAATACTCTTAGTCCAATATTCTTAGTCCAATACTCTTAGTCCAATATTCACGTCTTATATCGGCATCATATACTCTTTACCATCCAAAAACTTCTCTACCACCCTTACTGTAATTTTGATCTTATTCGTGGACAATGACGGCAAATACACCGTGTAATGGAGACGATTAATGAAGAAAATCGACGTCTTGTCGTCGTAGTTTGTAGGGATCTTCGTCTTCGTAATGAAAACGTCAGCATACAATTGATGCAACGTAGCAGCATATATCTTGAAACGTCTCTGGAAATCCTGGAACAACTTCGTATATTGTGGAAACCGCGTAATAAATTTTCCAACATCGCCCGTTTTGCGCAGCATCAAATATTGAAAAAACAAATTAGGATTATTACCACGCAATCTCTTTGTTGAACTATAATCAGCATTCTCAATTACGGTTCGAAACCCGGTTTCCAAGTTGGTAATCATAAATCCGGGGTTCTCGATATGGCGCGACGATAACTCGGCATATCTCGCATGGAAATCCTGTTTCAAAAACCGGTCTCCGTATTGGATTGGGAATTTAACACCGGCATTCGCGAGTATATTACGCATGTCGCCGCAATCAGAAACATACTCATAATTCATAGGGTCGCTCAACTTATACATAAACACCAAATAAACAGTCGGTTCTTTCACATTCAAAACAATATGATTTAGTGGATGTTGCAGCACAAACGTATAACAACGCGTCTTATCCAATTGTGATAACACGTCCAACTCGGACAACTCGTTTGGGTTTTGCGAAAATGCCTCCAAAAACATTTGACGGAATGTCTTTTGTACGCCCTCGCCTTCATATTGGTTCCTGAAATAAAAATAATTACACCCGATACTCTTCTTGGTAGCAATTTCCCAACCGACCCGCTCATCCCAAAACAAATTAATCATTGTCCCTTCAATCGTCTCTTCTGCCTTGAAGGTCGAAGTCTCGCCAGTTATCGAAAGCAAATTATCGGCACTCAACGACTTGGCAGGCGCCAAACAAAGCAATCGTTGCAAATCAGTAATCGCACTCCTATAAATGCTTGTCCCCACGTCACATTCGCCCTTCAAATTATAGAACAAATATTGACTAGAATTTGTGGTTTGAATGGAGGAAACGGATTGAAATGTGGAAACGGAATCGTGTATAATATCGGAATTAAAAGTATTCATTTGTTTAGATGAATATATTTATAAAAAAACTTTAAACTGTTTTATAAAATAATATGTGTAAATATAATGTTAGAAATTCTGTAAGATTATAATATAGTATAGTATAGTATGTCTGATAATTACGGATTAGATGAGGTGGATTGGAGCGAAGATCCGCAGATATCCGAAACGAAGGAACTTAGCGATAGCGAATCAACACCGAATCAGCGCGAAGGAATGGAACTGAAATTGGGTGATATTATTGAAATCACTTCTCCAACCAATGCCGAATACAATCAGAACACATTTTTCATTGACTACATCGATGAAATCAAAATCAAATTAATAAATATTTCCACTTTGGGAAAGCACACGCTCACTTTATACGACAATGGGCAACTCACTGACGAATCCATCCAGGTAATTGCGCTTCTGTCGCGAAGCGACGATCTGGGATATGCTAGACAAAATGGACTGGTTCCCAAGAAATGGGTGGATATTCATTTTGGTGGCGAAATACCAACCATTCTCACTGGTGAAATAACCAATTTAGATGAAGATATGATAGAGGTCACCACCTACCCCGATTTTGAAGTGATATATATCAATTTCGAATACAAGGGAATGCCCGAACATATTCCGATCTTGCGTTTTCATCTGCGTGACAAACCCGCATCTGTATCTGGTAGTTTAGTTGAGATGGTCGAGGAGGAAAAGATTGAGGCACCCTCATCCGATAAGGCGTCCATCAAAACGAATGAAAGTGGTGAGATGTCGGTTCATATTCCAGAAAACCCCAAGACGGATAAAAATTACAACGCTATATTGGACGAATTGTATGAACAATCAAATATTGTGTTTGGAGAAGACGTTGAATTGGAGATAAATGTAGAGGTTAGTAAAACCGAGCGTCGTTTCGGATTAGAATTACAATTAAAAGATTTAATGGATGAATTGTTATCCACCATTCCGACAAACAAGCGAACTCCTCTAGTAATTGATCGCGTGAATACCGTCGTTCGCAGATTCAAAGAACTCCGACAGTTTTTCTCCGAGTTTGACGAGAATGGAAATGTGGTAAGACACCGAAACATCACTGCTGATTATAAACCGCTTGCGGAAACACTTGTCAAAATGGACACCAATATACGCTGGATCTTACCAGTTGTTAAAAACAAAACCAAACTATTTTCCGATTTTGAGGATGACAGTATCCAGAACCTGAGTTATATTTCGGATATGGAATCATACAATAGCAAGAAAAACATATCAAATAATCAGAAACGGTATTCTACTTTTTATTCAAATATCAATGATCATTTTACGCCGTTTTCCGAACCCGAAACAAGAAATGACGTGTTGACGAGTGAAAACCTCCGTGTCTCAGCAGACATAGAAACGATTGTGGATAATTTGGGTAGATATGAATCCTATCGATCTTTTGCTCCTTCTTGGGCAAAAATACCTAAGAAGGGTTGGTTTGACATGTATTTTCCAGTATCCAAATCGCGATATGTAATTCAAAAATACAATTTGGGACTCACCAAATTGGGCGAACACGTAATGAAATCGGGAAAACGTATTTTTGTGAGAGAACCGATGACGCAAAACGATCCTATTTCCGTGAAATCCGTTATTTTATTGCCACATCAAGCCGTGGAATTCTCGCGCGTCGACTTACCAAATACCAACATCATGAATAAGACGTATTTGAGTCATAATTGGTTGTATAATTTCAAACTTCTCAATAAAAAAATGTCTTTTCAAACCAAGATGATAGAGGATTTGGAGAAAGATGTAGTATACGAAACTGAATCGGCAAAAAATTTCGTGGATTTCGTCAAAAACAAAAGGATCAAATTCCTGGATTCGGCAATTGATTATGATATTTCCCAAAAATTGTTGAAAGAAGACACAGTGGATTATCGCAGTTTCTTGAATACGGTGATTCCAAATACGCGTGTTTTGATTCAAATGTTGCGTGGTCGCGCAACCGCCTACAATTTCAAGGAAATGATTCAGTATTTTGAACCGTTTCGCCTTTCTGCCGATAATATCACCTATTCGGGTCGCACCAAGGGCGAGACGAACGATTTCGCAAGTGGTCGTGGTGGTCCATACCAAGAAATACGAACCTATATCAAGGAACTCATCCAGACGTATAAAACCACAATCGACGACAATCGTAAAAAATATGATGATATGGCGTCAAAGAAATACGACGAGTCTGGTCGGTTTCAACTGAATAACATATACAAGATTTTCGCCTTCAATGATGAATATTTGAAACTCGTATCAACCCGATACAAAACCGACAACGAAGAAACATATAAATCACAAAACGTGTATAAATCGTCATCTGAAATATTGAACTCTGTTTTGGTAAAAGACAACGGATATGCAATAGCAACAATGGTGTCTCTTTTGATGTCGCCTCTATACACTCCTAATTTATCATCAATGATATCGATTGCCGACGATGGTGCAATCAAATCAACCAGTAAAAAATGTGTCACTCAGGTTATTGCGAAAAAATACACCTCGATACGCGATTTGCAAAAGGACAATGACATCAGTGAGGATATCTATTTTGATAAGGAGTATGACAGCACACCATACCCACTTATCACCAAGTATGCGGAAGACCGCAAAAAAATGTTGGCGGATGACTTTGCTCCGTATTTGAGAGCAAACTTGTTGGATAAACACGACGCAAATCCGGCAACAGTAGATGACTTGGTGAAGTCGCTGATTGCAGGTAAGAAGAAGGTGTCCGATGGCAACTACGCGATGCTGGTTGAATTGCCCAAACTGGAAAAGACGATTACGGAAGAAGATTTGACTCCGAAACAGAAACGCAGTGTGGAGATTGAAGCAGATGCGAAAAAGAAGGTTAGTTATTACGTGAGAAAGCGCGGTAATTGGACACATGTAGATGAACCTGAATTATTAAACAATGACACCTTGTGTTATAGTAAAGACCAATGTGTAGTCGATAAAAAGGAATGCTTGTCGAAAGAAGACAGTTTCAACCATATGAAGAAAATCGCACAGAAACATGCGATGAAAGAATATGACCAGGCTACCATCGAGAAGACCATGGAGGATATTGGTGCCGATATGAAGGCGCGTGCTCTCTATTATGTGGATTTATTGAAAAAGAAAATATGGTTGGCAGACAGTCGGGTCGAACAATATGATTTTTATGCGAGAAATCTGGGTAAATTTGCGGTAAAACTGGACTTTGTTGTTTCGCCATATGAGACGTTGCGAGACCTCATATTGGAACAGTCGGATTTCGCAAAAAAACAGAGCGACATATTAGTATTTCGAGAGCGGTTTTGCAGGGACGCGGTTGTCAATGATTATTCCAAAGAAATGCCGTTTTGGCTCTATTGCGTGGATACTGACACCAAATTAATGCCGAGATTTATTTATGACCTTGCTCTCAAATATAGCGTTGGTGCTGATTATGAACACGAAATGGATATTTTATGTAGTCGTATTGGACGCCTCAGTGATGATGGCGAAGCCATCGTTGATAAAAACACCGGGTATAAAATCAAGTCGATTGATTTCATGGCAGTTGATGAATATAATGACGCGGGATTCAAAATTGTATCGAATGACGTCATGGGTCAATCTGCAGGAGACGCATTGAAAGACGCGATCAATGACGAAATCAGCGAGATGAGTTATAAGACAACCACCAGCGGTAAAAAATTCAAGATGTTTGAGAATGAATTGACGCAAGAAGTGTATAACATAGCAAACGCACTTTGCGGATACATGCACATCGCAATAGAACCAATTGAGGGGGTAATCTTGTCAAACGCGATTCGCATTATAAAATCAAACCTCTATTCTCCTGAAAAATATAAGAAGATTGAAGAACTGAATGCGAAGAAGAACGTTTCCATACCATCATATCCTACCTACAAAAACCAGAATGTCCTGTTTTTCTCGGCAGCAACTACGTTTGTTGCGATCCAAACAATGATTCCTTCGTTCAAACCGAGCAAGACATTTCCAGGTTGTGTTTTCAGTTTTGGAGGATATCCGCTCGATGGTGGTGTGGAATATACAACCGGACTCAAATATTTGTCGTGTGTGATTCAAAAGATTGTCGGTAACGTAGAACCGTGGAATAGCATTAAGCATTTGAAACGCGATGGTATTATGAAACGACTGGTTGAATATGTGGGGAAAATTTTGAAAGAACCGGATATTGAGGATTTATATGCGAAAAAGAAGTCGTATCTCATTTTATTCCCAGACAATGACGTGCCCGAGGTTCTTAACGTCAGCAAATGGCGCACGTTTCAACCGCCCATTGTCCCGTTTTCGATTGTGAAATCTCTCAAAACCGTGTCAGAGGATTTCAAAGACGAACTTGCTATCTCTCTGAAATCGGGACACAAAAATCAACACAAACAGTTGGGTATAATTTACAACAAGATGATTCAACACTCGTATGCGGTAGTAGAATCGGTGAATAAAGTCGTAGAGGAAGGTAAAGACGCGTTATTGAAAGCAGGCACCATTATATTTTTAGAGAATGCTTGTTGTGAGGAAAAAGAACAACAAAACGCGATTCAATTCTTCATCAACAAGAATCCGAACATCCAGAAATACTTGGATTTTATTGGAAAAAATGGCGCCATCATGGAGGAAATCAAAATGATGTCGCGCGCGCCCTACATTTCACCTGGCACCAAACCTTTGTCGCTATTATCAACCAGCAATGTAATAAGTGAAGAAAACATATATTCTGCGTTCATCCACTATTGTAAATTATTGAATAAACAGAGTCTGGTTCCGGATGATATGCGCATCTTTTTCCAGGAAAAACCAGGCGGAATGCAACCACAATGGGATTTGAAACAAACAATCGACCATTTGAAGAAATTGGGGAAGAAATTCGACATCGACTCACTCAAACAATTGATGCAGATTATCGCCAAACGCAACGAGATTCATGGAATCAGCACCAGTGCCATTGATATCCAATATACGCGCGGGTTTTCGGAACTAATTGAACGTTTAAGCGCAAGTGACGCCCCCGTAATCGAGGCAAAATTGGTGGATTATTTGAAGATCATTTTGGAAAAATTCGATATCAATCGTCCGGTTGATAAGGACATCGTAACAATGAGTAAGATGAAGAAACATTTGGCGCGGGTGAATCGCGAGATGAGCACGCAAATAATGGAATACATTAATGTATTCGGAACAACACGAACGCTTGCAGAAAAAAAGAAAATCAAGACATTTTTAGAGAAATTGACGGTATGGGATTGCGACAAAGACATATTGAAAACAAAATCCTACAATGATGAGGGACAGTATAAAGTGGTTCAATATATTCGAAATGCGGTGTTTATGATAACAAAGACTGCACCTGCTATAATCGCCGGTGAAAAACACAAAGAAAGAATCGTCGTATTGGATCACCATTTGGATGAAATATCAAAACATTGGGATTTGTCGTCAAAACATTATGAAGTCCTTGGAAGTCATATACGAAATTATTTTAGAAAAATACATTCGTATGTGAAAGATGACTTAATTTGCCGTTTTTTCAGAGACATTAATATGAAAATGGTCGATTTGAATTTGTTCTTGAATTATATACCGGTATTTACGTCCTTTGTGAATGACGAAAAACTCTATTATTTATTGTTTGACAAGGAGTCCCTCTATTTGCTACACGCATACTGTTATTATTCGGTGCTTTATGAAATTGTAACCGGAAGCGACACCGACGAATATTTGAAATTAAACATGGAAGAAGTAAAACATAAGCGTAAAAATATGAAAACCGCGGACGATTTTTCGGCAATGGAAGAAGACGAAGAAGAAGACCAACTGAGCGAATACCCGGAAGAAGTCGATATATCATCTGGGAACCGGATGGAATTCCGACAACGCGTGTGTGATTTATTGATGATAATGATAGAGATGGATATGGTGAATAAAAAGACGATTGATAAACCGTATGAGGATCTTTCAGATAAGGCGTACAATGAAAGCAAACGCGAGAAGGCAACCATCACCGATTTTTTGAAAAATATGACAATTGAAGAACGTCGTGTCGAAAACATTTTGAAGGGTTACAAAATGGGGCGCTGGAATTTGGGCGAGCAAAAAGGTGTCTATGAATATGACAAGAACCTCTATGATAGTGAAAAAAATGAAATATATGAAGTTCTCGAAGATCGTCCAGAAGAGGTTGATATAGAACACAATGATTATGATCCGGACGCAGAAGCAGAACGAGAGGCGGAAGACGAAGCGTTTAATATTGACGAATTAGATGAAGATTTTACGGATGGGGTTTATTATCAGGAAGACCGTGATGCTGAATAAAATTGAATTGCGTCACTCAACCAATAGTAAGGGAAAAACCAAATCAAATCAAATCGATCAAATCAAATCAATCAAATCAAAATATGAATCAACCTACTATGTATTTCAAAACGGTAGATACAAACGAACCCACACTGGTTTATGATATGGCATTTCCGTCATCTCATAAACACTATTTTATGAAATCGGCAGATAACAAGGTGTATTGGGAGAAGGCATATAAGGGCAATGGCGTATTCGACGGAAAAGACTATTTCATTTGGGTTGCCGAACTCAACTTGAAAAAATATAACACAAAGACCGACTATGAACTGCGCGAAATAGGAGAGAGTTTATACAAAGGAACCCATAAAATTTTCGTAGGTGGGAAGGAGAAACCGATTCAATGGCCGGAGATTCTTGCCGATGACGAGAAACCGTGGAAAAATCGAAAACCGGAGATGTGTCCGAATCCGCCCAAATATCCGGAATTAGAAGGAAAATGCGTGAATTGCGAATGTGACGTTTGTCTTATGATAATTGAAATGTAATAAAATATATAGTATAGTATAAAGCAAATGTTTATCGAAAAAAAAATATTCAGAACAAATCGGTTGGCGGTATCGGTGTTGTTTTTTTTGATTGTTTTTGCCGCGATTCATTTTTTCAAACCGGCGCTCATTTATAATGAGAAGGGCGGGTTCAGACAGTTCGGCATCGGATACAAGCAAAAGACCGTCATTCCCATTTGGATTGTTTCCATTGTTTTAGCTATTTTATGCTATCTGTTGGTGTTTTATTTAAGTGTTTAGATAATTATTGTATGAATATTTATCTAATTGTGTAGAGGTGGCAATATATTTATTGCGCCTTGTCAATCGACACATTTATAGTGCCTTGTCAGTCGGCACATTTATAGTGCCTTGTCAATCGACACATTTATAGTGCCTTGTCAATCGACACATTTATAGTGCCTTGTCAGTCGGCACATTTATAGTGCCTTGTCAGTCGGCACATTTATAGTGCCTTGGAGCAAATCGAATACATAAGACGATTTACAAAATAAAGCAGCAAATAGGATAACGATCCGCCGGCTACGAGAAAGAAGAACATAAACCCTTTACGCTGGACAATTCCGGTGTAAATTCCAGCGACGATGGTAATCGCAAACCAGAAAAACATAAAAATAGAGAAAAAGTAAAAATAGTAGCAATATTCACCCGAGAGAGGACCAAACAGTGTTTCCATAAATTCAGACATTGTATTGTATTGTATATCTATTTATTAGATATAATTTGCTAAACCTGTCGAATGTGTAAATATCTGAAAACAATGTAAAAAAGAATATTTATGTAATGTATAAGATGGATGAAGCAACAATTTGGAAAATCATAGAAAGTCATTACGCAGATAATCCACAAAGTTTAGTAAGACATCACATCGAATCATATAATGATTTTTACAAGAATGATATTTACAAAATCGTCAAGGAAAGAAACCCCATTACATTGGTTTCGCGGTTGGACGAAAAAACCGGCGATTATAGGTCAAAATGTAACCTCTACATCGGCGGTAAAAATGGAGACAAATTATATTTTGCAAAACCGGTTATCTATGATGCCGATCCCCATTATATGTTCCCCAATGAGGCGCGTCTCCGAAATATGACATATGCGATGACAATTCATTATGATATTGACATAGAGGTCATTGACGAATTGGACGAAAACGAGGAACCGCGACCGATTGAGACGGAAATGGGTGAGGACACGGTCGATCCAAATCCGCCGAAAAAGCGGTTTGCTAATTTCAAGAAGGGCGGGAATGTGCTTGCTGATCGCGATTTGGCGCCGGAAGACCATGTCTATGATAAAGAATATATTGAGAAGGAAGAAGAGTCGGGTACCCCTATGTTTAAAGGCGGTGCCAAGACCACAGCAAACGAGATGGCGCGCCGAAAAGAGGATATCGAAAAATCCATCGACCGTAAACACATACAGACCCGCAACTATACACTGGAGAAGCAGTTTTTAGGACGCTTCCCAATAATGGTTCAGTCGGATTTTTGTATATTGAGCGGAATGCCGCGCGAAGCGCGGTTCAATGTAGGTGAATGCCGCAATGACCTCGGTGGATATTTCATCATCGACGGTAAGGAAAAGACCGTCGTCCCGCAAGAGAAATTCGGCGACAACATTTTGCGTGTGGGCAAGGCCAATGACGAATCCATTCTTTTTACTGCCGAAATCAAAAGTGTGAGTGAAAACACATCAAAACCGATTCGGTCACTCAGTGTTGATTTGCTGGCGCCCACCGGCAGATTCTCACATATGAATATTGTTGTAAATATTCCCAATGTCCGAAAACCTGTGCCTCTATTTATTTTGTTCAGGGCACTCGGTGTCATTTCGGATAAGGACATTGTAACTACATGTCTGCTTGATTTGGACAAATATGAGAATTTAATGGATTTCTTAATCCCCTCGGTTCACGACTCGGGACCCATCGACACTCAGGTGAATGCCCTCCAGTTTATTGCTGAACTGACCAAGACCAAAACAACTGACAACGCAATCCACATATTGACGGACTATTTTCTCCCCCATATTGGAGAGACGAATTTTGTCCAGAAGGCGTATTTCCTGGGTTACATGACGTTCAAACTGATCTCGGCGTATAACGGCATGGAACCGTCGATTGATCGCGACAGTTTCAGATATAAACGTATCGAATTGGTGGGGAATCTATTATATCAGTTGTTTCGCGAATATTACAAGATTCAGACAAAACGCGTATATGTGGATTTCGAGAAGATTATGTATAGGAACAAGGGATTGTATGAAAGCGATATGATGGGGTTAATTTTGGCAAATTATAAGTTGGTTTTAAAAGAGCGTGATCTAGAGGTGGGGTTCAGAAAGGCGTTTAAGGGGAATTGGGGGGCGTATGCGCACACGAAAAAGGTGGGTGTTGTCCAGGATTTGAATCGTCTGTCGTTCAATTCGGCACTGAGTCATTTGCGGAAGACGAACCTGCCGATGGATAGTGGGTCGAAACTGATTGCGCCGCGCGTTCTGAATGGGTCACAGTGGGGTATTTTCGACCCCATCGATACCCCCGACGGCGGAAACATCGGACTCCACAAACACCTCAGTATGTTTGCCTATATCACGCGCAGCATTTCCCGCGAACCGATGATTAAATGGATGCGTGAAGAACTGAATATGAAATTGGTGGAAGAATGTGGATATACAAATTTGGCGGCGATGACCAAAGTCATCATTAATGGGTTCTGGGCGGGAAGCGTCGTAGATGCGTTCGTCGCTGTGAGTAAAGTGAAGTTGTTTCGCCGCAATGGTTTGATTCCGCAATATATCAGTATCAGTTTTGATATTCGACAGAACACTATTTTTATCTTCACTGATGGAGGACGCGTATGTCGCCCGGTGTTTTATTATGACGATTTGACGAAGAAAATGTCATTTGATACTGATTTGTTGAAAAAGGATTTCAAATGGAATGATTTGCTTTCTGGATTCAATGACCAACGCGCTGAATATAGAGGCAAGATTAATTACGACAAATTTTATAAATTACACGAACTATTCGAGGGTATTAATTCCGAAACGAATCCGCTGAAGATACAACGATTCATTGATAAGAAGGGAATCATTGATTATTTGGATGTGAATGAGGAGGAATTGTCGTTGATTCGTTTAAATCCGACCAAACAAATCGAATCGGGTGCCAAACATACACATTGTGAAATTCACGAGTCGCTCATTTTCGGAATGATGTGTAATCAGATTATATTCCCCCAACACAATCCAGCGACCCGTAATTCGTTTTCATGTGGTCAAAGCAAGCAGGCGATTTCGATGTATCACACAAATTATAATATGCGTATGGACAAGACGGCGCTCATTTTGAACCAGGGTCAGAAACCTCTAGTGAAATCCAGGTATATGGAGTTTATTAATGGTGAGGAAAACTATTATGGAGAAAATGTGATTGTGGCGATAATGTGTTATACCGGATACAATGTAGAGGACGCGATTTTGGTGAATGAAGGCGCGCTGAAACGCGGTCTTTTCCGAACCACCTATTTTTCGGTTTATGAAACCCATGAAGAGAAGGACAAATCCGGCAGTACAATCACCGAGAAAAAAATAATGAATATTGAGAAGTCTGAAAAGGATGTTGTTCGGACAAAGACGGGATACGATTATAGTAAACTGGACGATTTTGGTATAGTTCGCGAGGGTACCGAGATCAATGATGAGACGGTTATTATTGGATGTGCGTCGTCGGCATCTGGGGATGATTATCTGGTTGATCAGTCGAAAACCACGAAAAAAGGACAATTGGGAATCGTTGATAAGGCGTTTATGACGGAGGGCGAGGAGGGAACCCGAATTGCCAAGGTGCGCATCCGCGAAGAACGCATCCCGGCAATCGGCGACAAGATGGCGTCGCGATCGGGACAAAAGGGAACCATCGGACAAATTATCCCGGAACAAGACATGCCTTTCACCAAAGACGGGATTCGCCCAGATCTGATTATCAATCCGCACGCGATTCCATCTCGTATGACAATTGGACAACTGATTGAGTGCGTGGTTGGCAAGGCGTGTATTTTTCAAGGATTCCACGGTGACTGCACCGCGTTTGCCTCAGACGGAACCCAAATCGGCATGTTCGGGAAAATGTTGTCGAAGTCCGGTTATCATTCGTCCGGAAACGAATTGTTATACAATGGAATGACAGGAGAGCAAATCGAGTCGGAAATCTTCTTTGGTCCCAATTACTATTTGCGTTTGAAACATATGGTGAAAGACAAGGTGAATTTCAGAGCACAGGGACCGCGAACCCAACTGACGCGACAACCGGTGGGTGGTAGAGCAAACGACGGTGGTCTGCGTATCGGTGAAATGGAGCGCGATTCGGTTATTTCACATGGTGCGGTGGCGTTTTTACAAGACGCGATGCTTACGCGGGGTGATGTTTTTCATATGGCAGTTTGTAATAAGACGGGCGCCATTGCGGTCTACAATCCGCAGAAGAACCTCTTTATGAGTCCATTGGCCGACGGACCACTGAAATTCGTGGATTCGCTCGACGGAAAATCAATGAACGTCGAGCACATTACCAAATATGGTCGCAGTTTCAGTATTGTGAAAGTTCCGTATGTGTTTAAATTGTTGATGCAGGAATTACAGGCAATCAATATTAAAATGTGTATTATCACGGAAGACAATATCAGTCAATTTGACAATATGAAATTTTCCAAGAATATATCGCTACTCACGCATGGAGATGCAACGGAACCGTTTGAAGTTGTAAATATGACGGATCGAGCATTAAAGAATATGCCATCGAAATTTGTGGCGAAGTCAATGGATAGCGAAGAACAACTTGAGTTAATCGACACGGAAGCGGCGATTGATTATCAAAGAGAAATGGAAAAGGCAAGTGTATTTCATAAAAAATACAGAGAGGCGGAGAAAGTATGGGACCCGGAGAACAAGATTTTTGTCGCGAAAAACTTGTCTGATTTTGATAAACCCGAACAGATGTTGAAAGTTGAAGATACTGTGATGTTCAATGGCGACCCTTACAAACATAATCGCGTATGGAAAATAACCAAACTACACGAAGATGGTAAGTTCGCGACAATCCAAACCAATGACATGACGGGAATTTCGAATATAGATGATTTGATTCGTGTTGTGAATCGTGCGGATTTACAAAAGATTGATGCGCTGTATCAAATGTCGCCGGATATTTCTCCGCCGATGAATGGAGGACAAATGAAACAACAAATGCAAGGTCAACAACAAATGCAAGGTCAACATCAAATGCAAGGCGGATATCAAATGCAAGGCGGATATCAAATGCAAGGCGGATATCAAATGCAAGGTCAACATCAAATGCAAGGTCAACATCAAATGCAAGGCGGATATCCAACAATGTTTGAACACCCACAAATGCCACCGCCAATCAGTATAAATTTGGTCAATGGAAACAATAACAAAACGGTCGAACCAACCATTGGGATTGGTGGTCCTTACGTTGGAGGTCCTTACGCAGGCGGTGCTTATACCGACGGTGTATCACAAGATGCTGCCTACGCGGATGGCGTCTCACCTGATTTAGTGCAGTCGGTACCGGATATTGACTCATTTTTATCAAAACCAATGATCCGAGGAGGCGGTAATAACAAAGTGGAAGAACCGGATAATACACTACAAACTCTCGGAAACGGAAAGGTCAGTTTCATCGTGAAAAAGGTATAAAATTGAATAACGAAAGAAGATATATAACAAATATAAAAAGAATATATATAAATAGTAGAAGATGGCAAACACATTTACAAACAAAGACATACTAACGATTTACAATTCGCGCAAGACAATTTTAGAAATCCTCGGGGATTTATTGTTCGACACAAAGGATTATGTGGATTTCACAATAAACGAGGTAGACGCGATGGCGTCAAACAACCAATTGGATATGTTGATTTCGCATACCAAAGAATCCCATGACAAGACCGTCTATGACGATACAAAGATTTACGTGAAATATATGCTGTCGTCAAAAGCAATTCGCATCAAGGCGATCGAAGAAATTATCGAGGAACTGTATGTGGTGGAAGAAGTATTGACCCCGACCGATACATTGGCGATTGTGATTAATGATGAACCAAATGACTCTCTTGTCGCAACCTTGAAATATCTGTATGATAAACGCGGTATTTTCGTGGTGGTTCATAGTATCAAGCGTCTTCAACGCAACATTTTGAAACATACATTGGTCCCACCCCATACGATTATGACGAATAGCGATGTGGAACTTTTGAAAAAGGAATACAATCTGAAGAATCTACAACAACTTCCCGAGATGTCGCGATTCGACCCTGTTGCCCTAATCATCGGGATGCGACCGGGGCAGGTATGTAAAATCGAGCGAAAGAGTCCTACATCGATGGTTTCGAATTATTATCGGGTTTGTGTATAATTACTAACCTAGATAAACAAAATTGTTTTTTATTTTAGCGAACATTCATTTTATACTGGTTATGTATAAAATGGATAACTACGAGATTTTTCATAATCGATATGAGGGGTTTTCAAATACTGACGCGATTTATAAAAATTGTAAAGAAGACCCAAACACAGAAGGGTGTAACGAATATATACAAGCGGTTGATGCACTAACTGAATTGAAAGCATCAAGATCGGGGGAAGGACGCAAATCAGATTCAAACGACCGATACAATAAAGTGTATATGAGCACGATTAATTTAGGAATAGGGATTGCATTGATGGCGGGGTTTATTAAATATTTGTCGACTGCTTAAGCAAACATTTTGCGTGATGTAATATATAGGATGTATGATAAAATCTCCATTGTAATAATTGTGCTGGTGATGATAGGATTTGTTGTATTGAATTTGAATACGCCGGTAGTAGAGGGATTAAAAAATCCATTTAAAGATATCGAAAAATCATTTAAAAAAACAGTAAAATCTGTAGAGAAAGGAGTGAACAAAGCAACAGACTCGGTTGGAAAAAAGGCAGGCGAGTTATTTGATACAAAATCAAAAGGTAGTGATGTGAAACAGATGTCGGCAGCAAGCGTAGCAGCATCAAGCGTAGTACCGACGACAGTAGCAGCATCAAGCGAAGCACCTACACCAAGCGAAACACCTACACCAAGCGAAACACCTTCAATAACAGTTGATCCCGCGCCAAGCATAACTACTGCCGCACAAACATCTTTGCCTGTAGATTTCAAAGAAGTTCAGGGTTATTTGGAAAAACTCAAAACCTATTCAACCGACGCCCAGAATATGTCGGCATCCGTAAGCAGTTCAGTCGAAAATTATAAAAAAGCGTATGATGAAGCATCTAGCAACTTATCTAGACTATCCGACGTTGCGAAGTCAAGTGCGGATAATGCAAAAACAAACGCAGAAGAATCATTAAGAAAAATGGATATAATACAAAGAGATATTGCGACCAAAGCAATGGATATACAAGCCCAAGTGAATAGCAATAATATTGTAAAAAATGAATTGACAGCAAGAATTAATGAAATGCGCGATATTCAGGAAAAAGTATCAGACAAATCTATAGGCGTAAAAGAATCCGAAATGAACGCAGCACAATCAGCAGAAGAAGCAAGAAAATCATTGGCGGGTATATTACCGACGGCGGCAAATAATGTTGTTTTAAAAAAAGTCGAAGGATTCACCGGATTTAATTCATCCGTTTTAGAAGGATATACGGTTTATTCCATGCCATCTGGTTCACCAAGTACTAATGCATTTGACTTGGAAAATGATTTGGTTGATAAAATAAATAAATTTAATATTGCTTATTATGGATTTTTATCTGGCACAAAAAATGAAGCAGAAGTCAATACCGCAAGAACAAATCTCAATACCGCAATCGATGCTTTAAATACTAGAATCGGTACCATTAGCGGAGCAACACCAAAAATATCAAATGCGGTATTTGACGCTAGTCATTCTTACATAAAGACCACCGCCGCTCAAATCGACACACTCCGCTCGGATTTAGATATGAAAATGCAAGAAATCATTAAGACAAAACATGGTGTACCAACAGATTATACTGTTAAACGCGACGTCGCCGCATACACCACAATATTATGGACTGCTTTAGCGACTTCGGCACTCTATTTTGTTTTCGTGAAAATGGATTAGACAAATAAAATGATATAATATAGTATAATATATCATTGAATGGCGACGCAGGCAGAAATAAATTTAAAAGGTATTGCTGATAACGAAAAATTCGCCAAAACCAATGACCCCAATTATAGGTTTGTTAATTTTTTTAATATGAATGATTCGTCCAAATATCAAATCGGGACTATCAATGATACAAAAAAAATAAATTTTGCGTCATCAATGGCGGTTCCTGGAAACCATGACGTAAATAGTTGTAAAGCAAACGCAACAACATTATATAACCAAATCAACAAGACTGACTATTCGTCATCGAGCAATTATAAACAAGGCATTTTAGAATTGACGGTGGTTAATGGACGAATGGACGGCAATGGAATGGTTGATGTAGATTATTTTTTATCTGAAAATGCTGAAACAATTGACTATAATTTAAAAACACTAATAACAGATTTAGATGAACCGGCATCGATTGAAATATTCGGATACATGGTTGCTCCAGTTTCTGGAAACTATTCATTGAGTGTTAAACCAGAATTTGTAGGAGCATTGGACACGGTTGTTGCTTGGATTCAGAACAATGCCGAATCTTCATATCGCCCGACAAATACAACATTGAATACAAAAGAAAACCAAAATAAACCAACCTATTTAGCAAAAGGTGTTTTTATTCCTTTTCGTATTCAGATGATTGTTACTACCCAAATTACTGCGTTCCCATTCACTATTTCCGATGGAAAAAACAGTATTACCGATTTTTATTCCATTATTGGAGGTAAAAAGAAAAAACAGGTGGTATTTTCGATGACAAAGAATCCGGATAACACACAAAGTTGTAATATTTATACACAGGGCAACGTAGAAGACTATGGTATTGATAAAGCAATGTGGGAAACCGGTAAGGAAACAAAAAATATTGAAGTGAAGGAAATGAAAAGATGGTCTTTAGATCCATCCGTCGATTCAGTGGGTTTGGATGAATTTGGGAATTTTGTGGCATTTTCAAATAATACAAAGATTGGTCCTCCTATCATTATTAGCAATTATACCACAAAAAACAAAAACTCAACCTCGTTCTACAAACTTATATTGCAAGAAAATACAAAAGATATTATTCGTTTAAATAGGATCAACCAATTTTCAGATAGAAATACTACGAATACTTCTTCGACAAAAACCACCGTTCCTGATATGAGTTTAGTTAGAAACGCCGGATGGAACCAATTTAATAAAAACGCATTGAATTCTCAGGACAGAATTACCATTTCCGAACCATTGGTTTCAAACAATAAAAGAATTATGTTGGTCTTGGTAAAAGATAATAACTTAACATCTCTTGTTATGTACGGTTCTACATCATCTGCTACTACATTTTATGGATTGAATGTGGATAACAAACTAGGCAAAACATTTTACGCAAATAAAAATGCAGCAAAACAATATTTAAGAGAAGTGCCATCTGAATTAACTGCCTATTCGAATGAAAGTAAATATGCGAGTTATGGAAATTATTATCCACTTAATAATGGAACTTATACAACGGGAAGCACGCAAGATTGTCGCGCTGAGTGTAATTCAGACCCGAATTGTACTCATACATATACTGTTACAGATGCGACGGGTACAAAATGTTTAATGTCATCCGGACAACCAGTTTATTCTACAAAACCTCTGACCACACCTTACATAGCATCAACGCTTCATGTAAGAGGTAAAACATTGGATATTAATAAAATGACGGACAAAGATTTTAAGAGTATAAAGTATGAGATGGGTTCAATTACTGGATTTAATGACTACACGCTCCAACTGCCTTTGACGCAAAAATCTCTTGCTGGAACAGAAGGCGAACCTGAATATATTAAACTACAAAATAAAATTTCATCTTCTATTTCTGATTCTATCAAACCTGTAAAACAAGATCCGAACAATAAGGCAGTCAGTCGGATTGAAGGATTCAGTGGATTGATGCCAAGCAATTTGGAAGGATTTCAGTACAGATCTTTGTCGGGAAACTCTGGATCCACGATTGTCCAAAATATAAGTGGACAGTTACTTGGTCTACAGGGGCAAATTAATGATTATACTGGTCTTCAGAGACGTGTAGGGAGTTTAGCGCGTGATATTTCTGGAAATATTGATAATATTAATGCGCAATACGTAAATTTGTCTCAAAATGATAATAAATATGATTTTACTACATCCACTACAATTAATGCTTTAAATGAAGACTATAGTTTAGCGCCGGCACTATTACAAGACAACGCAATATATTTAGAGGAACAAAACAATCTTAAAATTGTTGGGACAATAACATTGGCGACGGTTTTGATATCGGCGATATTCATATCGAGATGAAAGACGAATTACTTAGTCAAACATAACACCATATAATCAGTATAAATTTATTGTGATTATATATATTATTATGTCTAACTATGTTGATTTAAATGGTATAATAGGCTTACAACGGGCATTTATTGGTAATGCGGGTGCTATTTCTACGGGTCAGGGTCAAACGGCGGTTGGCAATCTAGACGCGAATCTTGCCGGATTATCTACCGCACTCAATACTGCTGGACAATCGATCGGACCAACATTAACATATCAAACCGAAGTCCAAAATATTTTAGACAGAGAAAATAGTCGTTTAAACGCAAAGAAAAGCACAATTGATGCCGCATACGAAGGACAGAAACGAATGGTTGACTTAACCAACAGTGCAACGAAGAAAACCCAGGCGTTTAATCTGATTTTGGTGGTTGCGGTGATTACGTTTTTGGTAGTTTTAGGAATAAAACAGTTTTACGACAATGGCATTATCCCAAATGCGGTGCTTGATATTATGAATATTGTTATATTGTCGGCAGGAATGATTTACTGTATTGTGCTATATATGGACGCAACTCGTCGCAGCAATATGGACTTTGATCAGATTACATTGGAATCGCCGTCGCAAAAGTCGCAGGCGGAGATAGACGCGGATCGTGCAAAGCAACTCGCAAGTGGTCAGTTGTCTGATGCTACTGCGGCAAACGCAGGATGCGTCGGTGCTGAATGTTGTCCCGCTGGATCTACTTTTAACGAATATCATAACGTATGCGTTCCTGCTCCAACCACTGCAGATTTGAATGCTGGTAAAAAAGCATTTTACGAGTCTTCTTCTAGAACAATTTCATGGAGTCTCCCGGCAACATGTGTTGCTCCTCAAACATATAGTAATACACAATTGGGATGTATTACCTCTGCCCAAGGTTTCACTACAATGACTACTTCTGATGTTGCTCAACCATACACCCCATGCGAATTTAGTCAATACAATGTGTATAATCGATGCGGATCATCTGCGATGTAATGTATCATCTGCGGATCATCTGCGGATCATCTGCGTATCATCTACGATGTAACGTATCATCTGCGTATCATCTGCGATTTTAATCTGCGATGTTTACAATACGAATTTTTCAAACATTATATACTATATACGCTGTATAATATATAAGACAAATGGTAGAAGTAAATATATCATCTCAAACATCATTGGTAAATGACGAAATAAACAGTGTCAAAACAGATAAGGACAAGACGGAGCGACTTGAGTATTATTCCGCGCAAAACGAGGTTTTATTAACATATGTGAAACAAATCTTGTTCATCCTCTATTATATTGTTTTCGCATTGATGGTAGCAACGCTCTTTATGAAACGACAGCAGTTCAGTTTGTTGTTCGTTGGTATAATGATCGTGTTTTTCGGCATTTTCCCATACATTGTGGATTATGTCGCGACGTATGCGTATTACCGATGGCTCGATATTATGCACTATGTTTATGCGGGGAACGCGGCGTATTTATATCAACCGCCAAAATAATTAGACCGTGTCGTCTTCCACCTTGTTTGCGTGAGGATTGTAGGTTCCCATCGAAACCGCATTCACCATATTCATCCGCTCCATCGATTTCGCAAACGACGACTGTTTTTCAAGTCCCGCAAACAAATATTCCGTGTTTGGACTCACCTCATTCTTCTTAATTTGACTATAAATATCATTGATGTTTTTTATAGCCAACTCCACGACGCGTTTGTCGGAAACCATATCCACCGATGCGTCCACATTCTCTGTGCATAACGACACCGCAAAATAAAGCATATACCGTCGCTTCTTCCCACATGCGCTCGTATAATGAAGCGAAAACAGGGTGAAAAGCGACGTCATTGTCCTCTCCAAGAAAGGACTGCCCAACTCCTTTACATAATGAAACAATGTATCCCATATCAACCACACGACATCCCGTGTCAATTTATTATCAACCGTCACGAAATCCCGGCGCACACAATAACACGGTTCCTTTTTCTTGCGACACATCGCGTCAAACTCAAGCACCCACTCGATCCAGTAGCAGGCGAACACCGTATTTTTCTTTATTTGCGAGATATTGTAGGCGAACTCATTCATCGGGATAAAAATCTCCTTTGGATCACCATTCACAAAAATGGGAGTAATAAAATTAGTATTGGGTGCCTTTAGTCGTTCTGTCATTTGAGTGATATCGAATTCTTCCACGCGATTGATTTTGATGACTTCGAAACTGTGTTTCTTAGAGGAGAGCGTTAGAACGCTGATTACTTCGGCAAACAGACTTCGTATAATAGGATTATTTCTAAGATCCAATTCAGACAAATATTGCCTATCTGTGATGAGTTGCTTGAAAACATTGAAGCGTTTTTCGAGATAACAAATCAATTTAGGATTTCCAATGTGGATGTGTTTTGCACAATAATAGAGGACGTTTTCCCATAGTTCCAAATAGTGTCCAGCACAAACGAGTTCGGCACCCCAATAACACGCGGGTTCCACCTTGCCTTTCAGCATATTGTCGATAAATTGGTTCTTCACTTCGGTTTTTTTATAATTGGAGAAACTGATACCCTTCAATTCGTTTGGGGGGCGAATATCATTGATTTCGTGTGAGTTCATAACCTTATAATTTATAAATTTATAAGTTTGTTTTGGTAATCAATAGTAAAATAAAATGTTTCAAAAATATATAATGAACACGATATTAATTGTTTTAGGTGTATTATTGATCATAATATTGTATCTTTCGTTCTTTGTTTTCACAGGATCGCAATCATTGACAGCAAAAGTTGATTTAGCAACCACACAGGCGGCGATCACAGCCGACAAAATCGGAAACCCAGGATCGGTTCGATACTCGTTTGAGACATGGGTATATGTGTATCAATTTGAAACCGGTGGAAAATATTTATTCTCTAGAGCAGGTGCTACAAGTGGAAAAAACATTGGTTTAAAACTAGGTAATTCTTCTCCGGAGTTGATTTTGGAATACACATCGGTCAATTCGGCAGGCGCCAAGACCCCAACTTCTCTCACTATTTCCAACAATTTTCCCATCCAAACATGGGCACAAGTTATTGTAAGTATTGACAACAACTATATTGATGTCTATATCAACGGCAAATTGGTAAAGTCTATTCAGGCAACTTTAGAAGCACCCTCAACCACGAGTTCGGTTGAATATGGTGTAACCAAGGCGTATTTAGCAAAATTTGTTCGCAATACTTATCCCATTGACCCTCAAACTGCTTGGGATCATTACAACTCTGGAAACGGTATTGCAAGTTCGATGAGTTCAATGCTTGGTAATTACGGTGCAACGATCGTATTCAATAAGGATTCGGCCGAGTATTCTAAACTCAATCTATTTTAAACCTTTGTATCTTTCAATTGCCAATTTATCGGTTGCAAAGTGACAATTGGTGTAGAAATCTTGGTGCGACATAATGATTATAACCATTTATTATAATCACTTGTATATCTAGCAAAAAATGGAAAATACAATCGAATCCAAACAAGGTATAATAAAATATAGAATATATTTATAGTAGATATATAGTATGGAAAACAAAGAAAATGGATTTACATTACCAGACACGAGTAAAATTACCGACAATATTTCTCAATCATTCAGCGGTGCGACCGATGGAATTACAAACGCCGCTACGAATTTAAAAGACACCATCAACAACACAGTCAGTGATTTTTCATCAGCGAATGTCGTTAACGCCGGTTCTGAATTTCTCGAATCAAACACATTGGTCGCCAAATTTGCTTTTATCATATTGGTTTTCATTGGGTTTATGTTCCTTTTCCGAATCGGAATGATAGCACTTGCGTATTTTCTACAACCGTCAGAGTCGCCGTATTTAGTAAAAGGTCTTATTAGTGGAAATGAATCTATCACCATCCCTCAAAACTCATTTGCGAATGCTTCGACCATAGTCTGGTCATCCAATGAGCAAACCGGTATTGAATTTACATACAGTGTATGGATATCTTTATCAAAGTCCGAAAGTGTAGGAAAATTCCGCCATATCTTTAACAAAGGTAGTTATGATTTGTCCGCTGGAAGTGGTATGAATGTCGATAGCAATGCGCCCGGTCTGTATGTAAAATCAAACAATGACGGTTCCAATTCATTGCGAGTTATTATGGACACGCTTACTACAAACTCCATATCATCAACTGCTATGCATGGAACACCAATTGACATTGAGGGAATCCCATTCAAAAAGTGGATGAATGTTGTGATTCGTTGCCAGAACCGCATTTTGGACATTTACGTAAATGGTGTATTGACATCTCGTAAGGATTTAGTGAATGTTCCTCGTCAGAATTACGGCGATGTGTTTGTGTGCCGCGATGGTGGATTTTCGGGTCAGTTGTCCGACTTGCGATATTATGCGCGGGCGCTCAATGTGTTTGAAATCAATAATGTCGTCGGCGCTGGACCCAATCTTTCGACCAGTACTTCAACTACAGCACCTTCTGGTTCATCCAATCCCTATTTCTTGTCGTCTCTATGGTACAAGACAAATATGTAAAACAAATACAAACGATTTATTTGTTTTATAACAATACAATATAATTAATGACTACGCCATTAACAGAAGAGCAAATTCTTGCTGGGTGCATAGTATCTCAGCAAAATCTGAGGAATTCGCGACTTTTCAATATCCCACCTTTTCGATATACACCGATTTCGCCTTACGATGGAACTGTCACTCAATTTGATCTTGATATGCGCCGCAAAGCCGAAATTCTCAAATACAACAAAAACACGAATGGAAAAATAACAAGAAAACAGTCTTGGGCGCAAACGGTTGCAGGTAGTCTTCAGCGGCGCACCTATTCGCAAAGTGCTGTCCAAACCATTGTAGATGGTGGGTTATGCGAGGATTTGAGCAGACGTCCTACACCAACTACCTCGTCAGGTGTTCCTGGACCCGTTATGAATCTTTATTACGATCCATCAATTAATCTCTATAATTACAGCACAAACCCCAATGTTTACGCGACTGAGAACTATGAAGAAACGGATATGTGGCTCATCAAATCAGAAAGTGACATTCTAAGTCTAAGTCCAACCGTTTTCACACTGAACATTCGCAAACCGATCGAAAAAACGTTTTATAAATATTCATTTGAAGTGCCGGTTGCTCTCTATGTAAGTGGGCAAGCAACAACTGACATATGCGGCAACTTCGCAGCAACTGTTGCTACACCAACCGTCTCCGTTTTATATGGCGGACAACCTTTTTCCCTTAGCGTGACACCCACTATAAATATGTCTAATTTAAAAACAGACATTAGTGGTATTGTGTCCGGTGCGTTTAATGGCGCACTTTACATTGGAAAAATTGGTGTCTCAAATCTGGTTTTACTGACAAATCCGGGGAACACATACGATGTCGTTTTGAATTATGCGATTTTAACAACACGAGATCAAAATATTTCCTCGATATCGGCATCAATGTACACCAATGTAGGGGCGGTTTTTGCATCATCCGACGTGCTTGTAAATGGAATGTCATTTATAACTGTTCCTTCAAACGTTTTGAAACCTCCTTTGGTAATAACAGGACAGTAAGAGCGTGATTCCGCTCTACATTTTCAGTATAATTTATTTGCCGACAATCGAACTCGAGTTCTTCTATTCTATTAATAATACTGTAATATGTCAAGTCAATTACATCAAAAATATACGGCAAGAATGTGCGATAATATTCATCGTGATCTAAAATTATTCTTTCAAAAAATGTAGTAAAATTGGTGAGAAAATTTATGTTCTTTGCGCAAGGATGCTTTTTTTTGAGCGATTCAATTGTTTCATCTGCGTTTTCAAAATGAGTTCCATAAAAATAATATACTTCCTGAATTTTTGAAGTTGTGTGCATTAAATCGATTGTTATAAAATGCCCTTCTACGCTACTTGGGTTATCACAAATTTGCTTTAACCATTCGTGATTGCCAAAATAACCACCCCTGACAGATTTTAATTTCTCGCATTGGTTTTTAGTTTTATGATAAGACAATAATATTTTATCAATCTTATTGCGCTCTTTCCACATTTGGTCATCATTTAACTCTGAATATTCGGTAACATAGGTATGAAATCGATTTGTTTTCTCTTCTTGTTCTTGAAGTTCGTGTGAAAAATACTTAATCATATCCGAGATTTCATTCTTGTTTTCAAACGACAATTCGGTTTTAAAATATTTACCACCGCGGACGTGTTCAACTCCGTAAATATGCATATAATGTAATACCAACCCATTAATATTGTAACACGCTACGTCATTATGTGTGCGAAGAAGTTCGACGGCGCGGTAATCATCTCCGAATAATTCGCAAGAATATTGAAATTCACTCATTAAATCGGGAACTGAACCAACCTCTATATTTCGGTTTTTTGGATATAAGAATCGCCAACCGTTTTTCAAAAGAAAAACGTAAACTGTGTAGACTTCGGTATTCATATTTATAATAGAAACATAATGAAATCGTTTTATTATGTTTTACATTATGTTTATTGGAAAAATTTATTGTGGGTTGGGGACTCCACCAGCAAATGCGGCAGGATTGGCGCATGCTGCTTGCGAAGGATACACTTGACCCGACATGCATCGATCACTTTCGCCCACAGCGACACATCCTCTACGTCCTTCATATTCCCCTACCAAACACCAACCGGTCTTTCCAGATGCGATCGAGTTTTGTATGGGGTTTGTGGTGGCGTCGGGTCTGGGTTCGTAATATTGTGCGGGACCCGTATTCAAAACACTATCTAATCCTTGTGCCGTGACTGGATTTACATTTCGGCGACTCGCGTCTTTCAAAATGGTGCCTACAGATTGTAGGGAACCTTCGGCAATATCTACGCCGGTTTTTGCCACATCGCCGGCAACATCGGCAGTTTTGTTGATAACACTTCCCGTGGTGTATCCGAAAATAGAGAGGATTTGCGCAATCATTGGTCCGAAAATAGACATTATGCTTTCGATAAAATTTCCGGCGACGGTCAAAATATTTATTCCTAAAAATGATAGTCCGAGGAGAACAACTAGAATAATAATAATCATTTGGTTTTTAATACCGAGAGTAGAATCGGGAGAAGATTCTATGGTAGGCATAGAGGGTAAATTTGGTAAAAATCCTGTTTTTGGTTGAGGTGCTTCCATTGCTTGCGCTTATATATAAGAGATAGATAGTTCGGCGTAACAGTGCGTTCTAAATAAATATTTCTTTTAAATCAATATTGTAAATGGGATCTTTATTTTTCTTTATAAGTTTAGCAGTTTTAGTAGGAATTGTTGGATTATTAGCATATTATTTTAAGAGCAGACTTGCTGAGGTTGAGAGCAAGAATTTGAAGTCATTGGAGATCATTGAGGGAATGTATTCGCAACAACAGCAATTGAAACAATATGTTTTGAGTGGGGGATATGCTCCGCAATTACAAGCGCAAATGCAAGCGCAAGCATCGACACACAATACCGATCCGTATGACGAGCGTATAAAGATTGTATTGGATGAAGACGATGAATCCGAGTCTGAGTCTGAATCCGAGTCTGAATCTGAATCTCAGTCCGAGTCCGAGTCCGAGTCCGAGTCCGAGTCCGAGTCCGAGTCCGAGTCCGAGTCCGAGTCCGAGGTAAAGAAGATTACTGTAGATATGTCTTTCCCAGAAGAGTGTCAATTGGAGATCGAAGAAGATGAAAACGACTACATTCCTGAAGATGAACCTGAAGTCCACATTGATGACCAAAAAGTCGAGATGGATGAAATCGTCGTAAATAAGTTGGACGAAAATTCGAAGGTCGACGAAGATAGCAGGGTCGATGAAGAGAATAAACAAGAGGAGGACTTTGAAATCACTGCCGTAAAATCAAATGACAAAGACAATTACAAAAAAATGAGCATCAATGCTCTCAAAAACATTCTACAAAGTAGAGGCATTGTTACAGACAGCGCACGCCTTAACAAGATGAAGAAAAGCGAAATCATTGATTTGCTGTTGGTTGCTTCACTTGCCCAGTAAATATCATGCTTTGAATAAAACCTCTAAGTATGATAGTAAATTATTTGTTTATTTGTAGACATTTACTTTATACTCTCGCCTCATGTTCGTGGTATATTTCTATATATTGTAATTTCACACCCTCCATTATTTGAATTGCCAAAAAGACTGCCGTGCATACTTCGATAAGATGTCCGCGATTGAGGGTATTTTCTCGCGTGTCTAAAAACCCAGAATTTATAGAATGTATTTTGTTCAATTCTTCTACATTAATTTCGTTTATAAAATAAGACTGTAACCACCCCATATACTTTTCATACATAGTAACATGTATGACAAACGTATTACACATGATCAGCGGGTTATTCAGAATGTCATCCTTCTTATAATTCGTTGAAAAAAAGTTATTATAATTATCTATTACGCTACCAAAAAATGAGATAGGTTCCACGATTAGATTCAGCGATCCATGTAATGCTTTTTTACTCTCTTCGATTGCGAAAAATGCCGCAAAAATAGTCGACGTTTCTGAGATTTGGGTTTTTATAGTTTGTATGATTTCATTATTTATTATCATATCATATTGGGCAAATCCGATATACGATAAGTTTTGATGTAGTTTGTTTTCATAGATGTGATAAAAAGCAGACGATTCATTATATCGTTGTGCTTGTAATTTCTGGTTGTAAATCGGCAATTCATATTCATAAATAGAAGGCACGTTTTCAATCTTATCTTTTACGCCATAAAAAACAATGTGCTTTTTATTATCTTCCGAAATGGTTTTATAAAACTCATCATATATGGTTTTATGATAGACAACAAAGATCGAAAACATAATGTATATTATAATACAAAATTGTATATATTTTTTGTATTATATGTGTATAACATCTTTTTACATCTTGATAAAAGGGGCAACTCGTTTCGCCTCTAGTTGCTCCCTCGATAAATAGAGGGATTTCATGTCGCTTTCAGAATACCCTATCGGTTTTGTATCGTCTGTAACAGTTTTGAACAAATAGGGCGCGCCGACGACGTTCGTTCGTTCATTCGGTTGTAGAATCTGATCGACAAATCGTTCGTAATATCCTACATCATTACTGGCGTTTCGAAAATCCTTCTCCATGATTTCGCGGGCGTTTTTAATCATATAATGACGATATTGGGCGTTATTCACGACGCCGATGTCCTTCACGATTGAGTTGTGAAGAAGAGTCTCAGAGCGAGATCCGGCAATGATAGAACGCCCGTCGTTCATTAGAGGAGGGTATCCTGGATACTTGTTGTTGGAAGAATACCCTAAATTGGATTGCGGAATTGTTTCTTTTATAATAGGATATGCGCATTCCATCGATTCGCCTTGTAAAAATGAAAACATTTGTATATACAACAACAATATATTATTGGAACTACACCTTACACAGGCGGTTCATTGTATTTGTTATAGTCATAATTGTATTTTATATCTGCTCCAATTAGAGGCGTGGTGCTATACATCAAATTACACACCCCACCCGACAATCCGCGTTCTTGTCCAATATACACCAAATCGTTTACTTTGAAATTATCATCGTTCGCAACATTGCGCTTCACTGTATGCTCTAGTTTACCATTCACAAACAAATCGATCGACGTCTTATCGTAATTAAACACAATATAATTCCACTTTTGTAGAGGCATTGCGAATTCATAATTTTGCACTTCATTGAAATACGCCTTAAACATATTGGTTTTTCCATTGAAAACCATTCGCGGATGAAGGGTGGTGAATTCAAAAATGGTCGCCTCATCATTGTAGGGGTATTTGTTCGGCGGTTGTGATACAATATACACCCATCCGGATAACGAGAATGTATTTTTAATAATCGAAGAATTTTTAATTAGGTCACTCGAATTAGTAGGCGCACCTATTAAATCCACATATGTTTTCAGCGGTTTTTTCACATTAATTGGTGCTGGATCTTTAACCAATACAACTCCATTTTTAGTCATGGAAGCGACCATTAACTTCGGCAAATAGAGGTAGGATAAAATCAAGAGAATCTCTACAATAAATAACGTAAATACCACTTTGGGTGTTGCCCTGACTTCCCCAATAAAATATTCGATGAAATCGCCAATTAAGCACGGAATATAGAAAATCAATTGTATGAAAAACCCAGACCATCCGGCAGTTTCAGATGTGTTTATTTGTTTGATTACTGTTCTAAAAACAATTGCTAATATTACCAAAACAATCAACACCTCTAAGATTCGAAAAATAGTAAAGGCCGATTTGATTTCTAAAACTGACATATCATTTGAAATAAACAGGTATATTCCCACCGCAACCAAACACAACATTGTTGCGGCAAACATCGTTCCGCGAGTCGAAATAGAGGCGTCTCCCGTTTTATAAAACCATATACCAACTGCCACCAAAGGTATTAAAATGATGGATAAATAAAAATATTGTTCCGAATATAACACATCTGGGTCATTGGTCATATAAAAAAATATCATTAATAAATACACCGCAACCGCAATTAGAATCATATTGGTTTTACCACATGTTGAAATTTGTTTTGTTATAGTTATAATACTTTCTTTAATTGCGTCCATTCACAACCTTATATATTTACAAAATAAAACAAAGCACAACTATAAATTCTCCATCGTGGTTTTCCGTCCGTGGCATTCGCGACACAATGCTACTAAATTATCCACGTGGTTGCTGCCTCCATATTCCAAGCGTATTTTATGATCAACTTCAAACCACGCCGACAACTGTTCGCCACAGTCACCACACTTCCAGTTTTGCCGACTCGCCACAAATTTCTTCTTAGTCTCACTGACCGACCGCTTTGTCGCTTTTTTCCCAGAATTTACGATACGATTTATGCTGCGGTCTTCCTGCTGAGGGGGTATGCCGCTCACGGGATACGCATAATCCTCGTCACTATTGCGAATATTTTGTTTTGCCGTGAAATCGAGTATGGGACTCAACATACTCGAAGTTTCGCGGTCAATTGGTAAATACTTGATATACTCATTTGACCCGCGAAGGATATCGCTTGCCTTCGACGGAAATTTTTTAAAAAGCACATACAACATCAATCCACCTAAAGCTATGCCCGCCATTTTGTAGTATTTTTTATTTGTCTCAAGCAGTTTCCAATATTTGCCATCTGTGTATACATTTGCCATTAGAAACGCAACTACGCCAAATATAATTAATTCGATGCGCATCCTCTATATATTAGAGCGTGTTTATTCCACCCAAAACCAATATATCAAAATCACACATAATAAGATAAACGCGGCGTGAATATAATACCTCTTAATCTTCATTTCTTTATGGAGATGCAATTCTTTCGGTGCGTAATGGGCAAAATAATTCTCCATCATTTCATCGAGCGACATCTCATGTTTTCCTAATAACACATTGTATTTATTATGTATGAAATTCACCCACCGCAAAAGCGAATCTTTGCTCGATAAATAAGGGGACACGGGATATTTGTCTAACATCACACTAAAATCGTTTCCCATTTCGGCGTCGGGTATAAATAATGGCAAGTTCTGGAAAAAATCATAGTATTTGCGCTTGGACACTTCATTTGGATAGTCGGGATACGTCATTGCGACAGTCTCTAGAAAAAACCAGTAATGGGGTCCCCAAATCTTCGAATCTAAATACATAAATCAAAGTATATAAAAATAATAACATAAATAACCTAATCGAATTCCGTATGGAACAACATAATATGTGTAATAATTGTGGAAAAAAAGGGCACCTGTTTGTTCAATGCCGAATGCCAATAATAAGTGTCGGTATCATAGCAGTTCGAAAAAACCCAAACACCGGCAAAAATGAATTTTGCATGATATGTAGAAGAAACACCCTCGGGTTTATGGATTTTATTCGTGGTAAATATTCAGTCATTAACCAATACCAAATATCAAATATGATAAAACAGATGACGGAGTCGGAAAAACACGATTTGAAAACAAAGGATTTTGATGAAATATGGTGCGATGTATGGGGAAACCCGAAAAAAATGTGTGGTCAATACAAAACGGAAGAATATATTTCGCGCGATAAATTCAACCATTTGTGCAAAGGCGTGTTGCTTATTCCTCCACCACCTGGATTAAAATATCCGAATGATTTTTTGCCGCAGATATTAGGATATAATTTGGAAATGTTAGTCGACAACTGTGGAACCTATTGGGAAGAACCGGAATGGGGATTTCCAAAAGGGCGTCGCAATTACAACGAGACGGATATGGATTGTGGTTTAAGAGAGTTTTGCGAAGAAACCGGATTTCAATATGATAAAGAAAAATGCAGCGTTATTCAAAATATATTTCCATTTGAGGAGGTATTTGTAGGATCGAATTACAAATCATATAAGCACAAGTATTTTGTGATGTTTGTCGATTATGAATATTCGCTGAATTCTTTCAAAATAATATCGCAAAATTTCGAGGTGAGTCAAATACAGTGGAAAGACATTGATGACTGTATGTTGTCGATCCGATCATATAATTTAGAAAAGAAGGAATTAATAAAAAACATAAATGTGTTTTTGGGTAAATATTATTTCAAGTAAGAATTGTGTTGTAAATATATGTGTCTAATATATACATATATTTATGGAGAAATCGGGGTCAAAAACTGCTAAGAAATCTCCACCCAAAGAAGGAAAACCCAAAAAAACAAGGAAGTCGAAGGCAGAGTCGAAAGCAGAGTCGAAAGTATCATCGAAATCAGAAGAAAAAGAAGATTTACAAGTAGTCGACGCCCCACAAGTGGAATCAAAAACATCCGAATTACGGGAAAACGAAATCAAAGAATACACCGAAAATGCAAAGGGTGAAGAAGACCCAAATATGGATGCATTGTATCCCACAATAAACGACCCGTTTTTCAGTGATAAAATATCAAGACGCCGTGAATATGAGAATATGAAATTTGACGGCGATATTCGCGACATAGAGGCATTTTCAGATTACCTTTGCGAGAACCCTTTTTTCGAATTGATGCCGCATCAATTATTTGTTCGAAATTTCATTTCGCGAAACACCCCCTACAATAGTCTCCTGTTATATCACGGTCTCGGTTCCGGTAAAACCTGTTCAGCAATTGGTATTGCCGAAGAAATGCGTGAATACGCAAGACAAACGGGTTCGACACAACGTATTATGGTTATCGCATCCACCAACGTTCAAGACAATTTTCGCACCCAGTTGTTCGACGAACGTAATTTGAAAAAAGAAAATGAGAATTGGATCATAAAATCATGTATCGGCAACAAACTATTGAAGGAAATCAACCCTACTGGTGATAAAGGTCTTCAGAAAGAAAGCATCGTTTCGCAAATAAACACAATCATCAACACGAATTACGCCTTTATGGGATATTTACAACTCGCCAATTATATCATTGAACACGTTATGGTTCCTACCACATCCACTTATACGTCGGCACAAAAACGCGAACTCGAAATACAAAATATTAAGAAAAATTTCAATAACCGTCTGATTATCATCGATGAAGTTCATAATATCCATCTACATAGTTCGAGCAACGAAAACAAAATCGCCAAATTGCTTCTCAAAATCGCCAAATATGCCGACAATATGAAACTCGTTTTGCTTTCTGCCACACCCGTTTACAACTCCGTCAAGGAAATTATATGGTTAACAAACCTGATGAATATCAATGATAAACGCGCCGAGATTGAGGTGAGTGATGTATTCACGGTTGAAGGCGGTTTTGTAAAAAAGGCGCGAAAAGAAGCAGGTGACGACTTACTTCGCCGAAAACTCACCGGTTATGTATCCTATGTTCGAGGTGAGAATCCATACACATTCCCATTTCGCGTGTATCCCGATTTTTTCGCGCGAGAGAAGACATTTTTGAATATGGAGTATCCCTCTAGAACATTGTCGAATAAACCGATTCTCGAACCTTTACAACATTTGGGAAGTCGTCTGTATGTGAATCAAATCGGAGAAGAACAGGAACTCGGATATAAATTCATAGTAGAAAATATGATTCGGTTTTCAAAGCGAAAGGGAGATGGACTCTTTTTCCTGGACGAGTCGAAGGGGGCGAAAGAACCCAATTATGAAAATATGGAAGGTTATGGTTATGCGGAACTACAATCGCCGCTACAGGCGTTAATTATGATGTATCCGTCGCCTCTATTAACGCGCGCTCTGATCGATTCCAAGACCGATCCTATTTCAAAAGAGATGTTTAAAGAAGTGACGAGTAAGATAATCGGAAAAGACGGTTTGCGCTCCGTGATGGATTTTGTAGAGGAACAAACCGAGATTGTTTTGAACCCGAATCGCGCGGAGACCGAAGACAAAAGATCGCAAATCGTATTCAAAAAATACAACTTTGAATACAAAAAAGGAATAGAACGCATTTTCCACAAAGATCATCTACATAAATATAGCAGCAAAATCGCGAACATTTGCGAGACAATTCGGCGATCGCGTGGAATTGTATTAATATATACGCAATATATTGATGGCGGCATTGTTCCGATGGCGCTGGCTCTCGAGGAAATGGGATTTACGCGAACCGGAACTGGACAACATGTTCAACCTCTATTTAAAAAACTAACGAGTCGGAGTGTGGGAATCAGAACAGCAGCAGACCCATTAAATGCGGTCGATTTGCGCCCCCTTTCGGAGATGGGCAAAGAGGGGTTCTCGCAAGCAAAATATATGATTTTGTCGGGGGACAAATATTTCTCCCATAATAACACCGATGATATAAAATTGGCGACTAGCAAAGAAAATATGGACGGACAAAACGTGCGTGTAATATTGATATCCAAGGCGGCATCCGAAGGTCTCGATTTCAAATGTATTCGTCAAGTACACATCTTAGATCCGTGGTATAATATGAATCGTATCGAACAGATTATTGGCAGAGGTGTGCGAAATCAGAGTCATTGTGGTCTTGTATTTAAAGAGAGAAATGTAGAGGTGTATCTTCATGCAACCACTTTGTCCAATAAAACGGTGGAATGTGCCGACCTCTATGTTTATCGGTATGCGGAGAAGAAGGCGGTCGCAATCGGTGAAATCAATCGCATTATGAAAACCGTCGCGGTGGATTGCGTATTGAACATAACGCAGACGCATTTTACAGACGAACGTCTAGGGGCGCTTGCTGCGAATACACGCATTAAAATACGCACTTCTACGTGCGAAGACCAGGAAGGCAAATTGTTTAAAATCGGAGACAGACCGTTTTCAGAGGCGTGTGATTATATGGAATGTAATTATGAATGTCCAAGAATGAAAGGACCTGCCATTGAAGCAACCTATCACAAAGAAAACATAAAGGCAAATTCGGCACAAATTATCGAAAAAATAAAGGAATTATATACAAAGGCGGAATCCGGAAAGAAAGAAGGCGAGACAATTACGGTGAAATCGTTTCACAGAGACGCAATAATCAAACGTTTAACAACCTCTACAAATAAGTTTGGAATACTTCCAAAAATAAACGTAAAGGAAATTGATTTTGCTTTGACGGAGATAATAGAGAATCCAAATGAAATCATAGTAGATAATCTGGGAAGAACCGGGCGAATTGTGAATCGTGGTAAATATTATTTGTTTCAACCGATTGAACTGAATGATTCCGGTTCGTCGATTCTCGAATCGTCGTTGCCGGTTGAAAGTAAATCAAAATATATTTCATTTGAAACGAAAAAGGCGGATATAATTGAAGACGATGAAGAAGCAATAGAAGATACGGAAATAGTAGAAAAAACAATGTTGAAACGTGTTGAATCTGTCGAAGCAATACCGATTGGCGAATATACGACATTGTTAGGTCAGTTTTCAGAAAAATTCCAACTGGTTCAAAATGAAATTCCGAATGATGTTCCAGCGGCAAATCTTGATTGGTATATTCACATAAATTCAGAAAGCAAACAAAAAACGAAAACAAAAGAATTTATGCGCGACCAGTTTGGATTGACAAACGAAGACATTGAAAAATATGCGGTGTATCATATGATGGATACTTTGTCATATGCGAACAAAGTTGTGGTAGCAAAACATGTTGCTGAAACGAAAGAGGAACCGTCCTCGGATTTGGAAAAACATATTTTTAAATATTTCAACGGTAATTTAGATGACGATAAGGAAGAAGAAGAAGAGGAAGAAAAGGAAGAAGATGAAGAAAAGGAAGAAGAAAAGGCAAAGAGACTCATATTTAGATCAAAAACTATAATTAAGATTCTCGTTGCCGATAAAAACAAAAATACACTGTTAACAAAAGATTTAGAAACCAATGTATGGGAAACTGAAACCCCCGAAGACGATTCAAACTTTATGACAAAATCAAACGAGTATTTGGGAAAATCGATAAACAGTTTTAGTGATTTTTTCGGATTTGTTGGCGATTATGAAAAGAAAGGCAGTCATTCAATGGTATTCCGCGTAAAACGAATGAGTCAAAAACGCAATAATACTGGCGCATATTTACAAGGATTTGTGAAGAAAATCGTGGTGGATCGATTGAATATGTTGATCGCTACGGTTGTAAAAAACGTGAAAGCAAATCCGCAAAAATACAAGGGGACTGCCAAAAAGATTTTTGAAAACGCACCCAAAAACATTGCGATAACCGCAGACGGCAATGTGATAAACCCCCAATTTTCGGTCGACAAAATGGACATCTCTCAAGTCTCCATTTGCGGAATCGTCGAAATGATTATTCGCAAACTGAATGACGAAGACCCCGATGGTACAACGTGGTTTCTCACAACAGAAGAGGCGATTTTGAATAAGGCCGAACTGATTGTATAAAATTGAATCAAAACATATATTACATAATAATATAAAACAAACAATATTATTATATAATTAATTTATAAAATGGAACGAGATACGAAAAACCAACCCGACGATAAAACCAAGTATGGCGTGTATGTGCGATCGTTATTGAATATGAAGGTCGCATTGAAAATCACCGAGGTGGGCAAGAATATTGCCTACAATCTACAGCGAATCATCGTAGCAAATACGGAGGGTAAATGTATTCCCGAGGGTTATATCCGACCCAATTCGGTGAAAGTGAATACCTATTCTAGCGGTAAGATTAAGGATGACCACGTCGAGTTTGAAGTTGTATACGAGTGTCTTCTGTGTTTTCCGGTTGTGGATATGATTGTTGAATGTACGGTTACAAACGTCACGCATGCTGGTATTCATTCCCATGTCAAGGACAAGGACAGCGACAATATACCGATCACTGTATTTATTGCGCGAGACCATAACAATACAAACAAGGCATTTAACGATGTGAAAGAAGGCGCGCAAATCAACGCGCGTATTATCGGAGTGAGATTTGAACTGAATGACCCATCGATTATGGCGATTGCGATGTTGGAGGAAAAGCGAGGACGATAACCCTATAAATATTTTACGAAAACATATAAACATAGATCTCGTATAATGTTATCGATTGATAACATGGATTTAGCAGCATTGAAAGATAAGATTGAGAGATTGGGAAAGACAAATCAACTCGAAATCCTGAGTATATTGAAAAACGCAAACGGAATAAAACTAAATGAAAACAAGAATGGAGTGTTTGTGAATATGTCTTTTTTACCGGACGACGCGCTTGCTGAAATAGACAAATATGTGAAGTATGTGTATGACCAGGAGAAAACCCTGAATGATTTCGAGAATCAAAAACAAGATTTCAAGAACACTTTCTTTACTGCGACAAACTAGAGTATGAGTTTTTATTGTAAAACTATTTGAATAATAATAAGTTAGAAATATTTTATTATTATTATTATAAAATGTCGATTGGAAAATATTCATACTCACACTTAACAGTGAATACTCACATGGAAAATGATAAAGCAAAATTGGTGATAGGAAATTTTTGTTCAATTGCGGGAAATCTAAATATTTATTTAGGAGGTGATCATCGAACCGATTGGGTTACGACGTATCCATTTGGAACTATAAATCAAAATATATTCAATAAGTTTGATGGTACTGGGCATCCAAAAACAAATGGAGATGTCATTATTGGAAATGATGTATGGATTTGTGATAATGTAACTATAATGTCTGGTGTAACTATTGGCGATGGTGCTGTAATCGCTTGTAATAGTCATGTTGTAAAAAATGTAGAACCATATAGCATTGTCGGAGGAAATCCCGCAAAATTCATTAAATATAGATTTACGCCGGAGCAGATTGAAAAATTATTAGAAATTAAATGGTGGAATTGGGAGGATGAAAAAATAAATGACTTCACATCGGTATTGTGTAATAATAATATCGATGATTTTATAAAATTGGCATTACAAAGCAACGTACAAGTGCTGACCTAAAATTTTATTTATTATTTATATTTTGTAAAATAACATTACAATCTATATTATTATCATTTTTCTCCAAGCATTTATTATATAAATCATAGATTTTATCAGGTGATAATTTTGTTTCATTCGGAATATCATTTTTCTTATTTGTTTCGTCTTTATTTTTAGATGTAAAAATATTATGTGCGATTGAACTACCCACACCAAATGAAAAACCTTGTTTCATAGTATCGAACATTGAAGGGGGTTGACTGTGTGTCTGTGAAGGCGGATGCGAAGGCGGATTCGAAGGCGGATGCGAAGGCGGGTGCGGATGCGCACGAAGCGGGGGTGGAATATTCGGTTTTTTTTCAGAAACCTTAGTATTTGGTCGGTTTGCTGATCTGGGCATTATATAATTATAAAGAATATTTATTTTTAAGTTTTTATGTATTATATCAAAGTAGTTTTACGTATTTTGAAAACAATATAAAAACAAAGTGACAAATATGGTATAATAAAATGAATAAATCAAACTTTAAACAACCGGATGTTCCAGACTTTATACAGAAAATATTTTTAACCCAAAAACATTTTCAAAAAATCCCTTCAGGATTTGACTCAGAAAAAATCCCATCGGGATTTGACTCAGAAAAAATCCCTTCAGGATTTGACTCAGAAAAAATCCCTTCAGGATTTGACTCAGAAAAAATCCCTTCGGTAGAAAAAATCTCATCAACAGATAATATCAATTCAGGATTTGACTCAGAAAAAATTCAATTTGACTCAGAAACCATGCTTACTAAGGATGTATACAACCGCATCGTCGCCAAATTAAACTACAATTCGCCGCTTATCCAAGAATCGATCGTGGTTCAACAACAACCCACAAAGAAACCCGATTTTCTGATTCCGCAAAAACGAAACACCCGGTTTTACCCTCAGTTCAACGACTCCATATTCTGGTGTATGTATGTCCGCACATACGGCGAATCGCTTTATCAGACCAGTCTCCTACTAAAAACCAATATGACCAATTTGATGATGTCCGAGAAGAAACTCATGTCCGACCATTTCAATAAGAACTCCGACAAGTTGTTGAAAAACACCAATCACAAAATCACACTTGCCACAGCAGTCGAACTCAAATCGAATTTGATGACCAAACCTTATATGTCGAATTACGCAGCACTGATCCCTTGTTGTCTGTTTTTCAAGTGCCCCATATACGTTATAAATGAAAAAACGAAAACATATCTATTTTTCCAACCCAACGATTACGAGAGAGATGAAGACACAGAAATCGACGACCCAAACGTGGTTGTCCTCTATTCGGAAAAGGGGCGTGTCTCATTGGAAACCGACCCGGAAGAGAAAAAGACCGTCATTGCGTCTCTTAATAACAACTATTTCAAACTCGACCAATACGACAAACCGCTGATGTCCATATCAAACTACAAGACTGAAGAACTTCAGCAGATATATACGATTCTGTTCGGCGACTGCCCTAAACTCAAGAAACAAGAATATTATGAAAAAATCGTGGAAAAATGTGCCGTACATCTGCTTGAAAAACTGATATAACGGGGGGAATCTTCTAATAATAATCAAACAAAATAATCATATTGTGTCCAATCGATGATATCACGTGCATCAGACCATGGTAAAAAGTGGATACATATGGTATGGGGTCAAAACAAAAACAATCATATTGTTGTCCGACCATATAAACCACCACTGAAAAAATAAAAAATATCCAAATGCTTGCGATTTTACACCAATTGCTGGTTTCTGTCCCACATTTGGTATAAAAAGTATAACCACCAAACACTACAAAGGCATATATACACCACTTATCAATTTGCTTGGCGATATCCGTATAACTATAATGATATATGATGGAAGATATAAAAATACCCACGCTAATGATCATGTAAATATATTGTTTGGTAAAAAAAGCAGCCAATATATTGGTCAAAAGAATGAATGATGTTGAAATCAATATCAGATTTGGGGGGGGGGCATATGTATATACTATCTTATCAGTTTATCAAACACAATTTACACGAAACTTATTTTTATTTCATCGACAAGTTTTTCCGGTTTCACAATAAATAACCAGCAACCACTTTCGGCACATTTGGATAGTGTTTGAACGCCATGTTTTTGCGATTCACAATGTTGGAGTTTTAACCGAGAATTTGTTTTTTCCAAGAGTTCTATTAAATCATGCTTCTCATCGTAAACCTCTGCCAAAATATCCATAAACCGGTCGCGATTGATATTCGGGATTTTTGTGCGATTTCCGTCACTAAAATGCTTCGGATATTTGCGCTGCCACGACAATGCAACGTCGCATACGATTTGTTTCTTTTGTCCGGGTGCTGCGTCCGGGATAAATATAGAGGGTATCGGGACCGAATTATTCAGATTTTCGAAAATTGTGGCAAGTTCCCCAAATGAGCGGTCCGAATGAACACTTACTAAAATACTGGATTCATAAAACCACCGCGCATCACGATTCCCACCATATTCGACGGCATCTAACGGTCTCGTCGCCCGACTATTCTCTGTATATATGTGTTTTATTGCGCTAAAACGATGTAGTCCATCAATGATTTCAAATACGTCGGTGGCGCTGTTGTAATGGACATAAATAATAGTATCAAATGGGGTACGTTTGGTGAAAATGGATTTCGCAATAGGGCGCCAGCGTGATTCATCGGCAGGGCGATTGTGTTTCCAGTTCGTAGGTTTCATAACATTTACAAGGGTCTCGATTGTCATTGTTAGCAAGCAATGGTTTTCACCATATTCGGCGACGATATTTTGTGCATGAAGTCCAAGGGTTTTTATTATATTCATTGTTTTTGATTCTTGATTCTTGATTCTTTTACCATTGGTTGTTCACGCGTATATTATTCAATTTTATTCATCTATATAAAATTGAATAATAGCATATCATATTTACAGAACAAAATAAATATAAATATATCCTTTTAATATACAGTAATTAACATGTCGAACGAAAGTCCCAAACCAAATATGAATTTCAAGGACGAATTAACGAAAATGACGGAGTACTATTTAGCGAGTAATCCGTTCGAGAAACACCACGACCGAATCAATGAGTTCGAAGTGCGTTTCAATCCGAATCCTCGTAAAAGCAAGAAATTCACAAAAATGGATTATGACGCCGTCGTATCAAAATTGTTGGCGTGTGGATTCGAGTGTGAAAACCAGGATGGAACCACGATGTTGCGTATTCAGACCCAGACCGATGCCAAATATGGCGATGTGAAGTTTTCCAATATCCGCGCCGAAATTGTTGGTGCCGAATTAGTCCAGCAATATTGCCGCTCCAACAATATCAAAAAACTCATAGATTCGCCAGTGAATAATGATTCCAAAATAAAATTCACCAAAAAGGCACCCGCTACCAAACCATCGGGTCAGTCGATCGAGCGCGCGTTCAACACTGAATTCAATTTCAACGTCTCTTACAATATGGAAACTGATTATGGGGTGAATTCGCAAGAAGCAAAACCAATCATCGACAGTTGGGTCAATAGTAAGAAAACGTTTCGTCTTATAAATCGCGTTCATTTCAAGAAACCTGGGTGTCCAATTGTAGCAGATTTGAGTATTATCAAGAAATCGGCAACATCGAATGAGGTTATGATCCCTGAATACACGATCGAAGAGTCTGGATTGTTTAAAAATCCAAGTCATTGCGAAATAGAATTGGAAATCGACAATTCGATGGTGGGGACCGGTAGCGAGTTTTCCGATGTGGAAACCGTCATCAAGCAACTCCAGACTGTGATTCGCAATGTACTAAGTGGTCTTCAAGGAACGAATTATCCAGTTCCCTATTCGGAACAAGATGCCGTGCTACAATCTTATTTGAACACCATTCACAAGAAAAAAGATGAGACGATTGAACCAAGAAAGGTGCTTGACAACGATTTCATCGGTCCGTCATCCGTCACTCTTCAGATGCATCACATTTCGGCAAAAGATGAACATACAAATGAACCAAATATCCGAGCAAACTATTGTGTAACTGACAAGGCAGACGGCGATCGCAAACTGTTGTATATTGATGCACGCAATGGTAAGATTTATTTGATTGATACGAATATGTTTGTCCAATTCACAGGATGCGAAACCAAAGACAAGGCGTTCTGGGGAACCATTGTAGATGGCGAACATATTAAATATGACGCCGCAAAAAAATACATAAACACATTTGCCGCATTTGATATTTATTATGTCGCGGGCAAATCCGCGAGAGAACAGGATTTTATGTTTAATGACACTTCTTTGTCACCCGAACAAATAATGAAATATCGCCTACCGATACTCCAGAAAGTGTTTGCCGAATTGAAGTTTTCAAAGACGGTTTCCGATTTCAAAATCAAAACAAAACGATTCTTTGTTGCTGATACCGAGACCACCATATTTGACGCGTGCTCGGCAATATTGTCGGATATAAAGGACGGTATATATTTATACAACACAGACGGTCTAATTTTCACCCCCATAAATACGGGAGTCGGTGGAACTATGTCCGGACACGCCAGTTCTCTTGAAAAAATCACATGGCCGCTGTCGTTCAAATGGAAACCGCCTTCTCAGAACACGATTGATTTTATGGTGAAATATAAACGGGACAAAAATGGAAAAGACGAAATCCATACATTGTTTGAGAACGGTGTCAGTTTCACTTCGACAGATATCAAGCAATACAGAACGATTTCATTGTTGTGCGGTTTAAACCAGAAGGCACATATGTATATCAATCCATTCCAAGATTTAATCGCCGACAATATTACGAGTCAAGGAAATATTGATAACGAAGAATCGTATAAACCGGCGCTTTTCCAACCGACGCAACCGTATGATTTGGATGCGTGCTACGCCAACATAAACTTAGTCCATGGTGAAAATATGATTACGGACGAGGGAGAAGTGTTCGAAGACAATACGATTGTGGAATTTTATTATGATATGGAAAGAGAGCCCGGATGGCGCTGGGTGCCTCTTCGTATTCGTCACGACAAAACGTTTGCTCTCCGTTCTCTCACGAGTAAGAAATATGGCAACTCGTATCATGTGGCGAACGATGTATGGAAATCCATCCATTATCCGGTCACGGAAGAGATGATTAAAAGCGGCACAAATATTCCGGAAAACAACACGAATGACGACGTGTATTACAACAAATCCAAAAACGACGAGCAGTCATTGACGCGGGGTCTCCGCGATTTTCACAATTTATATGTAAAAATGAAACTTATACGCGGGGTATCCAACCGCGGCGATACACTTGTGGATTATGCGGTCGGAAAGGCAGGTGATATATCTAAGTGGAAATATTCGAGTCTCAAATTCGTATTGGGGATAGACGTTTCAAAGGATAATATTTACAACCAACGAGATGGAGCATGCGCGCGGTATTTGAATGAGCGTAAACGATCAAATCGCTTGTTCGACGCCATCTTCTTGCCGGGAAATAGTGGTCTTAATATCCGCGGAGGCGACGCCTTCTTTACCGAGAAGGAACGCGACATTGCCAAGGCGATCTTTGGAAACGGCGCAAAAGACCAGACAAAGATGCCACGCGCGGTTTATAAGAACTACGGAATGGGATCAAAAGGTTTCAATATAAGTTCTTGCCAATTCGCCATCCACTATTTCTTTGAAAACAACACCACCCTCAATAATTTCATCCGAAACTTGTCGGAATGCACGCAGATCAACGGTTATTTCGTGGCAACTTGCTACGACGGACAGACGATATTCAACACGTTGCGAGACAAGAAGAAGGGAGAAGGAGTCTCCATACATGTAGGAGAGAAAAAACTCTTGGAAATACAGAAGATGTATGACCAGACCAGTTTCGCGGACGACGAAAACAGTGTGGGATACGCAATCAATGTGTTTCAAGAATCGATCAATAAACCCGCGGTAGAATATCTTGTAAATTATGATTATTTATGCCGAATTATGGAAAATTATGGATTCAGTCAAATCAATGACGAAGAAGCAGTTTCCGTTGGATTCAAACACGGTACTGGAATGTTCAATGGACTTTACAGTATGATGGTCGACGAAATCAATAAGAACCCTGCATCCGAAAAATGGTATAAAGATGCCTACAAAATGTCGGAAGAAGAGAAAAAGATTTCGTTCTTGAATCGATATATGATCTTTAAGAAAACGAAGTCCGTAGATACTGATAAAATAACGCATATCATAGAAAAGGAAGAGGAAGACGCACACAAAGAAATGCGCAAAAGTATTAGCGAAGAGGAAAAGAAACGAGAGGGATTGGAGAAAGCGGCAAAAGATGCGCTACAAAATGCACCGATGATAAAAATCAAAAAAGGAAACACAAAACGCCGGGTTGTATTGGATAAATATGCCCCCATTGAATCAGAACTCGGAACGAACGCCGTCCAATTCACAACAATCAAAGACAACTAATAACAGAAATATATATAAAAATAAAACCAAATGAATAGTAGCGATATGTCTATTATTCATTTTCCAAAATTATCAACCAATATATGGAAACACATTGATTGTGTAGTAGATAGAGAGAAACCGGGGATATTTATGTCTTTTTCATTATATAAATACCTATATGAAATATGTGTGATTAAAACAAATCATGATCGCGCTGTTTTTTCACAAAAAATGTTAAATTCGAATGAAACAAATGACTATGGTATAAATGAATACAGAAATGTATCATCAATTTCTGTGTATAAACCAATTTCTAATTTATATTTTAAATTAATAGAGATAACACATAGTTTGCGATTTGCATTCAAGGAGATTATAAACGATAATTTGGTCATGTTTTCCTTTGGAAAAAACCCATATAACGCAATTGAACCGTTTTACCATACACGAAAAAATAACAAGGACCTTTTTTTTAGCATTGAAACCATAAATCGTGACCACGAGTTGTGCGAAAAATCCGCAATTCTAAAAAGCGTTTTACCAGATGTGAATATTCCTTTTCCACCCAATGATCCAAGATTTATAAATTATTTGATAGAACATCACAAGAATAGTGCGAACCTTATATTTTGTGAAGGGGGTGAAGATTCATATCCCGAAATTTTAAAAAATGAAAAAATCTTCTTTGAAATATTTGCGGCAGTGTGTGTTCAAAAAAAAGGTGGGGGTTTAATTGTTAGAATGTCGGATTGTTTTTACAAGTCGACGGTAGATATAATATATATATTATCATCCATGTATGAAAAAACATACATAACAAAACCAATAATTTCGCCACAATATGACTCTGAACGTTTTCTTGTCTGTTCAAATTTTGTATTTTCAGACTATAATGATTATTTTATGATTTTTGAACGCACGCTTGAAAAAATACAACAAAAAAAAGAGGATGAAACAATTACAAATTTTCTATCAAACACACACATACCGTTATTTTTTAAAACCAAGATGGAAGAATGCAATGTTATTATTGGACAGCAACAATTGGAAAATATTCACAAATCTATTTTTGACGACGAAAATGTGCAAATATACGAAACACTCGAAATCTCACATATAAAAAAATGTATAACGTGGTGTAATAAACATGATATCGCCCATAATCAAATCGAATTTGTGGATGATAGTTCAAAAAACAATATATTTAGACAACCTAATATATAATAGGTGAAAAGAATGAATATCCTCGTAATCGGGGTTGAAACGAACGATTTTTATGAAATGATGAATGATGATACTTACATAAATTCGTTTTTTATTTATTGCGACGTAGAAGAGTATTGTAATTCATGCGACGATGAAAACGGATATAAACGAATCCGGAGATTTAATAATTATTATTTTAGGCGGTGTATTGGTATTCCAGTATGTTCACGCGCCGAAGGTTGTTATAAAGGAATTAACATATTTACTCGACAAATGATCGACAACGCTTTCAAAAAAGCATCGGACGCAATCATAACATACGGATTTGATACGTTATATTATCAAATATCCGAACAAAAGAATCAGATAGACATTGGAATCCGCGTATTTGAAGAGCACCCTTTCGTTCATACTACAGTGGTTAAATACATAATGAACAAAATATATAAAATGACCATGCAACCAATAAGGTTGATGATACACCGATGACCAATTATATACAAAATATATAATTGGAATTTTGTATATAGTAATATGTATAATGGGAAGAGTATTGCCGATTGGAATGATAACAGGGGTGCCCGCGAGCATCGATAATAAATATGTTGCCGGGTCGGGCGTGGGTGCGACGACAATCGCAAACCGCCGCGCCAAAATGCGTGCAGTAGCGCCAAAAAGCACAAGTGGATGCGCATGTGTGTTGGACAAAAAATGGAGAATGGCGCTCTAATTATTCGTCTAATAACATCAGTGCCATTGCGGCGTAATTATGTAAATCAATCAGTGTGTCTCGAATACCTTCATCATTTACTAAATTCACGCCGTTTTTTGTGATAGACATCGAGCGTTGTAATTTGTCTTCGATACGCATTAGTACACCGATGACTCCATATTTAGCGAACGCGTCACCATAATCAATGTTTTTTTTAGTGAACAGTTCCAATGCCTCACCTTGGATTTTTTTCATTTGTTCTACGCGATTCATCTGTAATAAATAATATAAACATGAGTTCTTTATATTATGTTTTGTGCTTACATAAATGTCCATCCTAATATCGCGACCACGAGTCATTATTGAACCCACTCACCACCATGAGTTTGTCTTTGTTTTTCTTCCAAAACTCGACTTTGGTATCCACCAAGGCGTCTTCGGCAGTCTTCGGGTAAATACGGTTTTGTTTCGCATCCATCATGGCCTTCTCCGCATCCGTAATCGGCGGTTTCACCCCATAGCAATTCACACCAAACCGCACATTCGGATTTGAGAAATACCCGCCATTTATACCCGGTCTTCCTAAATCGTGCTCATGTCCTTTTATTTGCTGGAGTTTACGCCACGTATTCTTTTGTGTGGGGAAATAGGCGTGCTGTCCTTCGCTCCATCCATAGGTAGACCACTCGGCACCATTGCTGTATGCTTCTTCGATTTCGTCATACGACGCAAGACGCGAACCAAGAGCACTACAAACAGACTGTGCGTCATTGTAAGAATAGAGGTTGTTTGAAATATTAAAAACCTCCTCACGTTTCAATGGAATCGCAGATGCGCCCGCCGTTTGTTCTTGTTGTGCGCCCGGGAACCATGACGCCAAATTAAACCCTCCTGTAATTACGTCCAAAATCTGTATATTCAATACATACTTGAAAAACTGGATAATTAAGAGGATTATAAGAAAGATATACGCATTTGACTCAAAGAACTCAATCAAGACTGGTTTATCCTCCGGTGTCATTGGAATACCTAAAATATAAATACCGAGATAGAATAATGCTAAAAATAAAACAACCTCTAAGATGGAATATGCGTTATTTAAATATGCCTTGGTTGCCGCCCAAAACTCGGGTAAAAATTCGTCTTTTGAACGTTGGTCCAATGAAAAATAATAAAGAAAACCACCTCCTATCAATAGTGCAAAAACAACAATATCCACCATACGACTTTTCAATGAATGAAAATTGGGATCATCTTTACTGTAGAAAAATCCTAGAAATATATGTATGATGAAATATACGGCTAAAAACCCAACTATCAGAAGTAGTGTGTTTTTGTCAAAATAATTGTCGCCACTCGCCAACCCATTACTATTATTATTTGATGAGTCTTTTGTCGATGACGATGAGTCTTTTGACGACGTATTATTATTCAATGAGTCTGTTGACGACGTATTATTATTCAATGAGTCTGTTGCCGACGTATTATTATTCAATGAGTCTGTTGCCGACATAATATATTATAATATACTATTATTTATTCTATTATTTATTCTTTCATCCTGAAAAACAAACAGTATGCCATCGGAGTAATGATTTCAGCAGGGTTTTCAATAATCGAAACGGTTTCATCATTGCAATTCAACCACTTTCCCGCCACATTTTTCACATATGCCGTGTAGTGTCCGCCCGTAGGTCCCCCCATATGATTACATACACCATATAAATCGTATATATACTTGTTCGGAACATACCCATCTACGTATTTTGATAAGTCCATATTTGTTAAAGGCACATCAATTTGGGAATTGATTCGCATAGATTTCGTTCCTATATATTCGAAGCGTTTCAAAGCAACGATCAGTATCTTGGGGAAATTCCAAAATAGGATTTTTTTGCTAACATCCTCTTTTTCGCCCGTTTTTTCATTAAACCATGCGTTGTCTCCATTCATCGATTCGCTCGTTGTAAATAAATTGAAGCAATCATATATTGTTATAGGCGTTACCTTGGTTTGCGGAATCGGCAAATCAATAATAAAATATTGTTCCGGTCTAAGTGATTGGACTGTATTTTTAGCGTCTCTAATTTCCGTCACGGAAATCCCATAAAAAATTTCAAAAATATCGGAATACTCTTTTGAAAACACAGTGTTCAACAAATTATAACAATTCACGGCAAGTTCGTCGTGTTTCGTTTTGGCGGTGCCGGTTATGTTTACCTGGACAGGTCGCGCCATTGCTGTGTGGAAACAATTTACAATGAATCGAAGAAACTCAGTCACGTCATTTTGCGCAAACCCTGTGAAAATTTCAATCCCTTTTCTTCCCGCAATATCATGAACTGCTTTCACGAATTTCATAGGGCGAAGTTTTCCATTCCCCGACCACATAATCTCGATCAAGTCTTTCCACTCACGGAAAATCGTCATTTCGTCCGTCTTCAATACTGCCATCTGTTTCTGTATTAGAGGTTTGTTCAAAACCTTGTGGAGTTCGTATGTATGAGACAGCGCTTGAACACACGAATTTAAAAAACACGTGTTCCCCAAATTGCAAAGTCCCGTGTATCCATTCGTCAAGTAATTATTATCGGGAATATTCATTATTAATTATTTTTATAATTAGATAAAGAGAAAAATCTTTATATTGATATTACAATCTCTATTTATGAACAATAATAATAGTAATCAACCAAGTTTAATATCTACACTTTTACAGTCGATGATGCGAACGCCAATACAATCAAACACAAATATACAGAATAGTATTGATGCGATTGTTCGTTATAATCGAAACATTGAGGACTACAATCGAAACATTGAACAATACAACGATAATATCCGAAACATTATTCCGATTTTGCAGGATATTGTTTCGCTCGATATAAGCGCTAGCGCAAGTCAAACAGAAACCGTGGATATCGGATTTGTTCCCGTGTCTGGAAACAATATTACCACTTTTTTAATGTCTTTGTTGGATTCGTCGGGTGCGACTGTAAATGCGGGTTTGAGCGCGCAAGATATTTCGATGAACACCACCCAATATACTTACGTAGAATCGTCGACTCTATTGGAAGAACCGCATTTATGTCCCATAACCATGGAACCCTTAACCAATGGCACGCCTATTATGCAAATCACGCGATGCGGTCACATTTTTAAATCGGCGGCGCTCACCACATGGTTTCAAAATCACAATACATGTCCAGTGTGTAGGCAAAATCCAACAACACATTAGTCAAACAAAATGTGTGTTTCAGAGTTGTCGTTTTCTCTCAAATATGTAAGTGCTATAAATATTATTTTGTAAATACGTAAAAAATAATGTTTATTTAAATTTTTATCAAAACAGGGTATAAAACAGGGTATAAAACAGGGTATAAAACAAGGTATAAAACAGGGTATAAAACAGGGTATAAATTTTTATTTAGATTTACAAAAGGGTGATGATTTGTCGCAAATGCCCAAATGATACATTATGCCGGATTTGCTTGATGCTCCACATTCGTTACATACACAATTGTCTTCCGACATATGATACAATGTCTTGTAATCCATATGATGTCTAACATAATGTTGAATAATCGTGGATGCGTTTTTGGCGCTATTGTATTCACATCCAGGGTGAGGACATTTCTCATAACTGATTGCATGGTTATTTTTTACATGATTATCTAGGCGGGATTTTGACGAAAATCCTTTTCCACAATCGACACAATTGTGTGTTTCTTCGTTTCGACCATATGAGGTCGAATGATTGGCACGAACGTGCTCAGACAATGTATTTACTTTTCTTTTTTTGGCGTCGCAATATGGACACATATAGTTACCTTCTGCATCTTTTTCATAACTGTGTTTCACCGGTCTACAAAACTCCATGTCGTCATTCTTTTGACTACGTTTGGTTCGCGTGGTGACGTTTTTAATGGTGTCCAATATTTCAATTTCAGAATCTGTGCCAATTACATCAGTGATATTTGATATTATGCTTTGGTTGTCGTATGCGTTTTCCATGTCGCTGTTGCTGTTGCTTCGACTATTGTTTTCCAGGTCAACTGCGTTTTCTAAGTCTACGATGTTTTTTAGGTCAACAACATTTTCTATAGTCGCAGTATCGTCATTGTTCATCTGGATACTAATGGTTGTTCCGACAGCAACCTTGAAATTAAAGGTGGTTCCACCAACGGTGATTACAAAAGAGTTCATTTTTACATAAATAGTATATAGTTTATAAAATAATGATTTCGTGTAAATTATTAAAATGGTGTTCAATTTTATAGAATGGCAGATCCAATTTTGTTCAAATCTTCATGTTTTCACGGATTTGTGATTGCGTCTATTTTGCTGTATGCGTTTTTTAAAATGCGTCTCCCAAAATATTTGATTGTGCTGTTATCAATTGTAATTCTCACTTCACTCTGGATTTGACTAATGATTTAGCATTATGGTCAGATCGTACTGCCGTAACAATTACGATTATCGCACTCAGTCTCTATATTTATCAAACAAAACATTTTTCAAAAAGTCTTTTATTTTTATTGTTGTTTTTCGTAATCGTATTCTATTTTGTAGCAAAAGCATTGAAAGTAAAAAACAAAGACAAAGACAAAGACAAAGACAAAGACAAAGACAAAGACAAAGACAAAGACAAAGACAAAGACAAAGACAAAAACAAAGACAAAAACAAAGACAAAGACAAAGACAAAGACAAAGACAAAGACTATGTTTGGTTTCACTTGACTATGCATGGTCTCGCAACACTCTTAGTTGCCTATCTGGTTATTTCATCTGCTTCGGAAAGAACCCGGTGATTGGTCTTAGTCCACGCGCGTCATTGTTAATTTGAACCAAATGCTTATCGAACAATATTGTCTTGACCAAATCCGTACAATATTTTTCCTTCTTTTTGATGAACGTCTCAAAATCGGGATGGTCTTTTTGTAATGAAGCAAGGTCTTTCTTATATTTAATTATGTATTGCGGTTTTCCATTCGCCGTCCAAATTTGCTCCAGCGCCAATCCCATGAACTGACACAGCGGTTTCATCAATTGATTCGTGATATAAAAGTTGTAGTCTATCTTCAGGCGATTTTCCAATATAAACTCGGGGGTCTCTATTTTCTCGCCTTGAAGCGCCTTCTTATTATTCGTCGCAACATGAAGGAACTTCATTCGGTCGCCCGCTTTCGGCATATTTCCCGGGTCTCGCTGTCCAATACGATCTGCCAAGACGCGATGTGCGATCTGTTGAGGATTCTTGTAATAACTACGCAGCGACTTGGTTATCGCCAACTTGTCCATCGACACCGCGCCAGCAATCAGTTCACTCAAACTCCTGTCAAGATACTGGATTGCGTCAATCACACTCCCGCCTTTCATAATGATATTGATGATTTGTCCATAGGTATCCTTCAAATAGTCACATGAATCGCGGCGTTTCAACGAGAGACCCATATACTTGAGTTTCCCCTTATTGGCGTCTTCTTCATATAAAATTCCCACATATCGTTTCTTCGACAAGAGAGCAAACGGCATCAATGTCTTTTCATATGCAAGATTCATCGGCGGTTTCAAATACATTGTCGCATAATACGCCGCCTCCTGAGCAAGTTCGATAGTTATTTCAAGTGCGGGTTTTCCGATGATTTTCTCGCCAGTGTCCTTGTTCGTCAGATTGAATATGAAGAACACAGAGTCCGTATCACCATACACATATTCGGCATTCGTCATCACTTGCCCGTGATTCTTCGTGTCGCACACGCGGTTCGCATAAATCTCCTCGACAATACGTCGGGCATACGTAATCATCATACGTCCGCTTGCCGTAGTAGATGCGGCAACATCTTTCTCGTAAAACGTGGATGTGCGCGCACCGCATTGCCCATAGAGCGAATTTGCAGTGACCTTGTATGCGAGTTGGCGTTTGTCCAATATATTCGCCATAAAAGGATCCGAATCTTTTACTTTCTTCCCCTTCTTCTTGGTGTCCTCGCGCGCCTTCAACAGTTCCATCAAAATCGACGGCATCACCGACTTTTCATTGTCTGGTAATTGCGCCCAGCAAACAATGCGTTTTCCGACCTTTGTCTTGACTGCTTTTGCCGCCGGTCGCGCCGGGTTGCGGCGCCATTCAAACGTATCGAACTCAACCTCAACATACTCATAATTTGAAAGTCCGTAATAGATGTAGTTGCCCGCCTTGTCTTTCTCGCCCTCCTCCTTTATCAGTTTCCCGTCCAAATCGTATTCTTTTGCCCAGACCTTACTACTATGACAGTAGTTCTGACTAATCATCGATGACGGATACAGCGACGAATAATCAACGCAGGCGACGGGTTCATCCGTATATATTTTGGTCTTGGGAGGGAGGACAATAGCACCTTCATATCCACCGTCCGAACCCGCCTTTTCCAAGTCTGGCATCAAGTATCCCTTCTCCATACATTTCTTCGCCACATAACTGGTAAGTTTTATACCTTGACCACGAAACACAAGGAAATTGATAGGCACGGAACACAAGTTTGCCATCTCCATATATTCGGTGAGTACATCGATTTTACGCATCAAATGATGTACGAGATTGCAATCCTGAATACAGTATTTGGCAACGACCGCGCGGTCTGCGTCGGAACCCTTGCTCATTCGGAAAATGTCTTGCGGACTCACATCGTCCTTCGCCATACCCCACCGCACTTTCTTCTTCTTATCAATATTGGTCTCGTGATGTCCGCCAACAATCAACACTTTAATATCGCCTTTTAATACTATTTCGAGAACCGTGAATTTCTTACCGTTCATATAATAGTCAGATGTGAATGTGCTGATTTCAATATGTATGAAGTCGCCTGCGTGTAATCCAGTAATATTTTTCGTGTGTAATTCAGTGCACTCTCCATGAATGGGGTGTATTATATCCGCGATTTTAATGATTTCGTCACTGATGTTTTGGGAAGCGACATCATCCAATTTGTAAGAAGACAAGTTGAAATTGCGACGGAAATATGAATACATATCCACTTGGATGCGCCCGCTCATCGTAACATATCGCAAATCGTATTCGCCACTCGCAATAGCGACCTTGGTGTTTTCGATTTCTATTTCGGACGCGTCATCGCGATTGCGTTTTCCACAGAACTCGCCGCGTTTTCTAGACAATTGTAAGAACTCCTCTACACAGTGTGTTTCAATCGACCTACGAAACATAAACTCATAATCAAAACCGAAAATGTTGTATCCGATGATGATATCGGGATTTTCTTTTTGAACCAAATCTGCCCAGCGAAGCAACATATCTCGTTCTTCTGGCACCGATTCCACAACCGCGCCTTCGATGGGGTCGCATCCACCCACGATAACACAATGGTTTAAATAGGGTTCTGTCTCTCCATATCGCAAGAAGGTGGAACCGATCATCGTCACGCGGTCGCCTTCCAATTCAGGGAAAACCGTAGTCAGCATTTCGTCTAATTGTTCGACTTTCTCTGTGCGGTCGTATATGTCACTCAACAAGAATTCCACGATTCCGGTGGTCTTTTTTACTCCGACCGGCACATTGATTCGGCGCTGAATCTGTTTATTCGATTCGTCATCGCTGTCCAAATCCTGAACATCGTCACCCTCATCTGCGTCATCGGCATCATCATCGTCGACGTCGATATCGACTTCAGCAGCACTTTGGACGTTACTTTGTGCTTTAAACAACGCATCCACTGTCATCAAATTCGCCACCTTCGCGCTTTGCTTCTTTTTCGCATCAATGAGCGGCGTTTTCAATAAATAATCCGTCAACTGCTCGATCTCTTTTTGTTTAATATCTTTGTTTTTGGGATACACCAAATCAATGCCTTCCAACTCGTCAAAATCAAACGCCGACAATATCATTTTACAAACCAAATGTTTCATCAAATTCGATTCCAATCCTTTCTGTTTCCCAAGAAAATCCATCATATTAATCGCCAGACGCTTGTATGTCTTTTGAGGAAGGGGGAAATCCCCGTGACTGCTATCCGCCTCTATATCAAAACTCATAATCTTATATGGAACAATCGTCTCTTTGTCGGGAAGCGGTTTCAACTGCGACTGCGATACGATGAACTCATAATTACATGTCGTTGTCTTAATTAATGCAGACGACGCGCGATTCGACACCATCACCCACCCATTTGGAAACAGCGCATTCACGTGGAAGAAACGCAATAACGGCGGCAAATTCGCCTCATATAACTGTGTTCCAGGTACGTAGGGTCGCATTTTTCGCACATCTCCCACGGTGATATACCATAGGTTTTTCACTTTTCCCAGGGCAGTCGTGTTCTTGAAAACCATCTTGATAAACTTGGATGTCTTCCCTGCCGCAAATCCATACAACTTCTGACTATCCACCATCTCATAACTGATGATAGAATCACTATAGTAATCTCCGATTTTGGTTTTGATGTCACGCACCAATCCGTGCATCTTATCGGCGTTCCATTTGTCGCTGACTTTTATGTAAAAGAACGGTTGATAATCATCTACAAAGATGGAGCACGTCTCCCCCTTTTCATTAATACCATACATTTGAACCACAAATATTTTATTGTCTATGTTTTTCTTTTTGGGAGCGTCTTCGTCGCTCCCGCTTCCGCTTGCGGCGCCGTCCAATTCAGCGCGCGTCATATTTAAGACGTCGAAACTGAAAAGGCGGAATGATTTAGCCGCGATTTTCTTGATTATTTTCTTTTCGCCAATGATTGAACTCATTTTAGTAGTTAGTATATTATTTGCTTTTTGTTTAGATGCTTTTGGGTTTATCAATTTTATACGAGCATACCCATATTGTTTTGATTTATTATTTGTGGATTCACAAGTGTAAAATTGAATACGTGTATGATTTTGAAGATATATACAAATTATAAACCCAAACAACATGTTTTATTACCTACTAATTATATTCGTGATTTACAAAATCAAGAATATCCTAGATTCCGAATTTAACGGAAATAAATGGATTCAATATCAATACCAATATACACAAGTCAACAACAAAACATTTGTTATCGGTTTTGTTTAGTAATTATTCGAAGAACAAATCAATTTACCACATAAAACAAATCAAAATGTAGAGGCGTGTAGCAATTAGTATCAATATTCGTTCAAATGTGTAAACACCGATAATCATCGTTTTTGTTTTTTTATAATGCCTATAATATATAATGTCGAAGAAAGCACTTTTGATTGGTATTAATTACTACGACACGCCATCCGCGTCGCTTAAGGGATGTGTAAATGACGTGATAAATATGCGAAACATGTTGATTGACGCCTATGGATACGAGTCTGCGAACATCACTGTGTTGCGCGACGACGCAGCGAACACCGCAGACAAACCAACTGCCGCAAACATTGTTTCAAAACTCGCCTCTATTATTTCACAGAGTGCGTCTCTCCAGGAGATATGGATCCATTACAGCGGGCACGGGAGTCAAATCATGGATAGAAATGGAGATGAGGCAGATAAACGCGACGAAGTGATTGTTCCTGCGGATTATTTACGCGCTGGTTTAATAACCGATGACATGATTTTCAACATTGTGAAGCAGAGTAAATGCCCGACGTTGTTGCTTTTCGACAGTTGCAATAGCGGGACGATATGCGACTTGATGTGGAATTTCACATCTGTTTCAGCAACCCGAGTGCGCACCGTAAAAACGAACAAAATGACAATAACTAACCCCAAAATCTATTGTTTTTCGGGGTGTCGAGACGAACAGACCAGTGCGGATGTGTATAGCACAACTTCTCAGCAGGCGTGCGGTGCAATGACGAGCGCGATGATCGAATGTCTGCGATGGAATAAACACAATACGGACATTAAAAAACTCTACAATGATGTGGTTGCGTTTATGATTCAAAATAAAATGACCCAGGTGCCGCAACTGAGTTCGTCAAGTGAAGTGCCAGTGTATCAAATCACGCGTGCGCTAAGCACGGGAACTAATATGACGTCATACGCGGCGAAGTCTATGGCTGTGCGAAATATTATGAAAGGTGTTATGCGGATGTAAGTAAATACTCACGTCTTGTAGGTCGACTCACGTCTTGTAGGTCGACTCACGTCTTTATGCGTCCAATAATAATTCATTGATACTTTTTATAACATTTGATCCTAATTTTCTCTTTTTTCCATTCACCTCTAAGATTACTGAATTTAAATAGGTTTTATCGCTTCTAATTTTATCGATGAACTCCAATAAATTCGCAAATGGACGCATGATTTCAATTGCTGTTATTGAACTTATGCCCGGTATTTGCATTAATATCATTTGACCAATATTTTCTTTGGTGATATTTGCCTTTTTGGATGCCTTTACGACGCCGCAGTAATCGGTTGCTGAAGGCACAGAAAGAACAGTCGAAGTATCATTTATCAAAACATCCTCTTTTTTATTCTCCTCTACATTTTCTATTTTATTTTCAGGTATCTTAGAGGTTTTAAAATATCTACCAATTTTACCACTTTTGATTTCCTTGTCTATTTTCTCCGCCATATACAAAATATGTTGTGCCGTCTCCGCAATAGATACCGTCCGCATCACCGAAAATCCCTTGAAAAAATTGAGCGACGCTATACATGAAATCACCAATTTCTTATCTTCTTCTTTCGGAAGTGTCGAAAACATCCCCTCCAACAAATATACCGTGTTGTGCGGTTCGGGAAAACAGTTGGTTAAACGATAAGACTGCTCCGCGTAGCGTCCATCTTTGATGCTCGCCAACAAATCACGAAACGATTTCCTTTCAAATACCATATAAATAGAGGTTTCATCGTCATTCACAAAAACGATATCTCCCAAATGAAGCACTTTTTTCTCAATTGCGATTTTACCTGTCTTGGGACATAAATCATACAGCGCAGTTTCCCTCTCGTCTATGATAATTTTCATTGTATAGGTAGTTGGACGCCTATTGTGTAAGTATTTTCCAAAAGTAATATTGGCGAATATTGACGCTTAGTAATGATTGTAAAAAATATAAAGATTTTACCACACCTCTATAAGAATGCTAGAAATAACAATTTGTGAATATATTTGGATCGATGGTAGAGGCGGACTCCGTTCAAAAACCAAGATTATAAAAGGTATTGTTGATGATTGGCATACATTGCCGATTTGGAATTACGACGGTTCATCGACCAACCAAGCCAATGTCGATGGAAACACCGAGGTGATACTAAAACCAATCAAAGTGTGTTTCGACCCCCTGCGCAAATACAATGGTTTCCTTGTGTTGTGCGAGACATTTGATCATAACGACAATCCTTTGCCCACAAACTACCGTCGCAATGCCGAAATCCTGTTTAGCAAATCACCCGAATTGGAACCGTGGTTTGGGATAGAACAGGAATACGATATCAATTTCAACGGAGAGACACAATTGATCACAAATGGAGATGGTCTTCATTATTGCGGGGTTTCAACAAACAAACGAGAACGCGCCATTGTAGAGGAACATATGATGGCGTGTATAGATGCAGGTTTGACGATATCGGGAATAAATGCCGAGGTCGCAACGCGGCAATGGGAGTTCCAAATTGGACCGTCCACTGGTATTGACGCTGCTGACCAGACCTATATTGCGCGGTTTTTACTCGAGCGTATTGCGGAGAAACACAGTGCTCAGATATGTTATTATCCGAAACCATCATACTACGCGAATGGAAAGGGGTGTCATATCAACTTTAGTACGAATCACATGAGATCCGAAGGAGGCATCGATGAAATCATCGCATGTATGGACAAATTGGCGACGAATCATATGGCACACATAGAGGTGTATGGCGAAGACAATGATCTGCGTTTGACTGGAAAGCACGAAACATCGAGCATGGAGACATTTACCTATGGCAAAGGGACGCGGAATACGTCGGTCAGAATACCGAACCAGACGGTGAAAGACGGGCGCGGATACTTTGAAGACCGCCGCCCCGCGGCAAATGTGGAACTTTATCGAGCAACCTCTAAGATCTTTGAAACGTGTTGTTTATAATGTTGGAATTAAGTTAAGTGTATAATAATTAAGATAATTGTATTATTATATTTGTATATTATATAATGAAAACAATTGCATATATAATTGGTTACCGCTGGACTTGCGATGAAGATCGACGATTATTTAATTTAAAAATAACAATTGATTGGTTGTTGGGTCTTAAATTAAAATTAAAAACGCACAATATCAATCTTATTATAATTATTATTGAACAAGACGTGATCCCGAAGTTGAGTATTAAACAAGATGTTTTCAATCAACTTGAATATTTGTTTATATATAACGCAGGATTTTACAATCGTGGATGGGGGTTTAATGTTGGTTATAAAAATTATGTATCGGATTATTATTTTTTCGCGGATGGTGATATAATAATGAATGAAAACCACATGATTGATGTGTTTAAAACATGTTTCAAATATGATGCGGTAAATCCATATGGCGACATATATGATTCAACTGAAGAATATATGATATCAAATGGAAATTTAGATTTAATTGATTTAGACGCGGATTTCACACCATTGTGCGTTTCAAATGCGCAATCTGTAATCCCTTGCTCACTCATAACTGCCGATAAAGTTGGCGGGTTGAGCGTGCAAAGGTGTAAAGAGATATTTCCAAAAAGAAAAGATACTTGTTTTTCGGGCGGAATCATGGGAATATGTAAATATTCGATGGATCTATTAAATGGTTGGGACGAACGGTTTCGCGGAAGAGGATGGGAGGATTATGCGTTTACAGCAAAAATCGAATTGTTTTTATATTCAACCCATACTTACGTTTATTCGGCGTTGCATTTATGGCATCCATATGAAATAAATACTACAAAATTAATTAATGAGAAATTAAACCGAGAATATGAGCAATATGATTTTTATGATTATTTTGATTTAATACACTCATATATCGAATTTGGTTCTCCAATTAAATACGCAATCTCAACAACGTGTAAATCAGATAAATCAGATAAAAATAAAAAAAATATTAGCGATTGTCGGTATTATTATGCGAAAAAGTTCTTTAACAAATTATTTAAGAAATATAAAAATAATAGAAGTGTTTATTTGCATTTATGTGATCAATTACAACAAATAAATGATGCTCAAATAAAAGAAAGTGGACATAAACATTGTTAGATTATTGATAAAGACAAATTTAGTGATTTTTGAAACGTGTTGCTTATAAATGTCGGAATGTAATATATAATGCCGAAGAAGACTTTGAAGAGACAAAGGAAACAGCGGGGAGGAGGTCCGGAAACTGAAATACAAAAAAAAATCCGCCTAGATTTAACACGAATTTTAGAAATATTTACACTGTTCCCTGATATTAGAGTAAGATATACACAAAAACATATGGCTGATTATACATCGGAAGGTGCTAAACTTATATTTGCTTTAAGAGATTTATATAGTTCAAAGCCGGGTATAAAAGCATCAGTAAGAAATGAGTTAGTAGCTAGAATTATAAAACTTATAATCAATGAAAGTCAAATGGAACAATCACAAGGATTTGGAGACCCAGTAGGAGAAGGAATTTCATATAATATCCGTTCTCCTATAATAATTCCACAAGAAGGAGTATCTTTGTTGGCTCTTACAGTGCCATCAGTTATTTTGCATTATGGTGCTAAATGTGTAGGAGCATTCTGTCATGCTCTAAGTCAAATAAAAGATGAAGAAGCTTCTAGCAATTTGAACCCTATTACAGAACGTATAAATACTATACTTGCTGAAAATACAGCAAACGAAGAGAGATTCGAAAAATTTAATAATATTAAACTATGGTTTGATAATAAAGAAAGACGTGATGATTATGGTGACGTTGTTAAATTAATTAATGCGGATCATGTTGCTACGATGTTAATTAATAATATGCCTTTTACTCGTATTATATCGGAAAGTAATAAGAAAAAATACAAAAACAATCTTATTAAATCAATACAAAAATTAAATTTTTTATTTTTTATTAGTAATTTTTATTATGATGCTCTTTATTATATCTTTCCGGAGAGATTTGAATATAATGATAATTATATTAATAAATTGTTTAAAATAATACAAAATTGTATTCCTGTAACGGAATCCAGCGCCGAATATGGGTTTCAGTCAGCCAAAACTCTTGCAGATAATACAGGGGTTTCTAGTAGTGACTTGCCGGTTGCTACAGGGGTTTCTAGTAGTGACTTGCCGGTTGCTACAGGGGTTTCTAGTAGTGACTTGCCGGTTGCTACAGGGGTTTCTAGTAGTGGCTTGCCGGTTACTACAGGAGTTGAAAATAGTGGAGGCAAGAATACCCGTCGTCGTAAGTCCCATAAAAAACAAAACCAAAAACGCATATAAATATTATAATTACGTCGTCGCGTCCTTGGTCGACGCTTATATCAATCACAACTCCTCATCATTTACACCATCTCCGAATTGCACGCCCCATCGAAATCAAAAAACCATCTTGTTATACAAAATAATTTATACAAAACAATGAACTATAAATGAATTTCCAATATGGATATTTTGACTACATAAAATTGCCAGATACAGTTACTATTAAAAAATACGGTCATACATGTGGAAATCGCCATATGTGTAAATAATACAATACACAACATCGTATATTCTATTATTTTACTCTGCTTTTGCCTGCAAGAATTCCGGCATTTCGTTCGGCGGCGCCTGACCATACAAATC